TATAATTTTTTTATATCATATTTAATATAACCAAGCCTAAAATACACCATTAAATTCTTTTTAATTTACCCATTATACTACTAATGTATAGCCTTTTATTATGATCTTTCTCCTCATTATATTTGTCTAAACTTTTACAAGTAAATTAATTATATTATATATAATATAATTAATGATAATAATACTAATTATATTTATAATTTTAATTAGTATTTACATAATTTACTCTAAAAGAAAAATCTACTCTGGATGGATAAAAATATCTGAAGATAAAGATTCTGTTACACTACAACAAAATTGTAATTCTCTTTATTGTCAACCAAATATTATAAAATTACCTTGGACATATGAATCTGAATGTTCTAAACCTTGTGATGGTGGAATTATGACAAAATATGTATTAGATCCTTCTGGTAATAAAATCCTTTCTGAACCATTCTTATGTAATTCTCAATCGTGCTCTTGTCAAGTATCAAATTGGTCTGATTGGACTAATTGCTCTACCAATTGTGGTGATGGTACACAAACTAGAGTTCGAACTATTATATCTAATCCTTTAGATGGTGAAAATCAATGTCCTCCATTAGTAGATAGTAAACCATGTAAAATACAAGATTGTTCCATTAATTGTATAGGTAATTGGAGTGAATGGGATTCGTGTTCAACTTCTTGTGGTCCAGGAACACAAACTCGCTTTTACAATATTTCGACACCAGCTAATGGTGGTACTAATTGTCCTTATTCTAATAATCAAATAGAACAAAAATCATGTAAAATCCAAGACTGTTCTACTAATTGTATTGGTAGTTGGAGTGAATGGGATTCATGTTCAACTTCTTGTGGTCCAGGAACACAAACTCGTTCATATTCTATATCTAATCCAGCTACTTTGGGTGGTAATAATTGTCCTTATTCTAATAATCAAATAGAAAGTAAAACATGTAAAATAAAAGATTGCCCTACTAATTGTATTGGTAGTTGGAGTGATTGGAATACATGTAGTAAAACATGTGGTGGTGGAACTCAATCTCGTTCATATAATATTTCTACTCCAGCTACTAATGATGGTAATAATTGTCCCTATTATGATAACCAAATAGAAACTAAAATATGCCAAAGCCAAGGGTGTCCTACTAATTGTATTGGTAGTTGGAGTGATTGGAATACATGTCCAGCTTCATGTGGCGAGGGCACTTTAACACGCTCATATAAAGTATCTAACCCAGCTACTAATGGTGGTTTACCATGTCCCTATGCTAATGATTATATTGATACATCTACATGTAAAATACAAGACTGTTCTACAAATTGTATTGGTAATTGGAGTGAATGGGAATCTTGTAGTAAAACATGTGGTGGTGGACTTAAGAAGCGAATATTTAAAGAATTAAAACCAGCTACATATGGTGGTACACCTTGTCAGTATTATGATGGTTATGTAGATGTATCTACATGTAATACAAAAGAATGTCCAATTGATTGTATCGGTGAATGGACATTATGGAGTAACTGTTCTAAACCTTGTGATACAGGTCAAAAACAAAGAACCTATAATATTTTACAACCACAAATGTATGGTGGATTAGCATGTCCATATATAAATGGAACTATTGATATATCATCTTGTAATACTGAAATATGTACATCCTTTATCGAATTAGATAAATGGAGTTATAAAAATGAAACTAGTACAACAGTGACACTACAAAAAACTTGTAGAGATATTTGTATGAATAAAATAGGAGCTTGTTCATATATTAATACAAATATTATACAAAAAACTGTTCCTTGGACAATAGTACCAACGTGTGAATCATGTACTTCTACATTAGTTTCAAACTTAAAATATTATGTAGATACAGAAAATAATAACAATAAAATTTATAGTAAAATACCACATTGTCCTATATGTCCAACATGTAATAATAATGATTCATGTTTAACCTATACTACATTTAATAATTGGCAATATGAATCAGAAACAGCTAATGATATTACAATATCAAGAACTTGTAAAGAAGAAATATATAATGCTTGTTCTAAATTAGATAGTACTGCAACAAAAAAGACAATAACTAAAATTAAAGCAGCCTGTCCTAGAAATTGCTATAATAGTCAAATTCCACAAACACAAGTAACTGATTATATTATAGATCCAACTAATTCTTTTATAAATATTATGAGTAAAACATCATATATTTGTAATCCGAATGAATGTACTTTTACATTGACAATTGATATAACATCTAATATTACTAATTTTAATTTATTAAATTATCTTAAAAATAATGGTTGGAATTCTAGTGATGCTATTATAGTTACAATTATTATAGCAAAAAATGTAATTATTTCATCTAATAGTACAAATATTTCAGCTTTTAATACTGATAGCGGATATACAGCAAACTCTAAAATAAATATTATAAATAATGGATTAATTATTGGTTGTGGAGGTAATGGTGGTAAAGGTGGTGTTCAACCTACTTATGATCCTTATATTACCTCTGGAGGTAATGGAGGTAATGCATTGGAATTGGATGTTAATTGTACAATTACAAATAATGGAAAAATATATGGTGGTGGTGGTGGCGGGGGAGGAGGCGGTATGACTCGGATATATTATTCTAAATCTCCTTATACTATTAATTGCTCTGGTGGTAGCGGTGGTGGTAATGGTGCTGGTGGTGGTACTATAGGATCAGGAAGTATACCTTGTCCTGATGATTCCACCACTTATAAAACAACTGGTACTAATGGAATAATTTCAAATATATTACTAATTAGTGGTAAAGGAGGTTCTTATACTGGTCGCGGTGGATCAGGTGGTAATGGTGGTGCTCCGGGACAAAATGGTTTTAATGGTGTAAGTGGAATAGGAACTAAAGGTTTAGAATGGGATTATTGGTATGGTGCAGGATATAATGGTACTTCAGGTGGTTTAGCAGGTTATTATATTAATGTTAAAAATAATAAAACTATTAATTGGCTAAAAAAAGGATATATAAATGGTAGATATAATGATAGCTCTATACCTTCTGTATTTACTGCTTGTACAGTAATATCTACAAATACAAGTAATTATAATGTTTTAAATGATCTAGTTGCTCAAGGTTGGAACAAGTCAAGCCCTATTGATATGACAATTTTAATTAATTCAAATGTAACTGTGACATCAACAATATCTGGTATACCTGCTATAAGTATATCTAGTCAAGGTAATAATATTATTTATCCTAATACTACTGATATTAGTAGTAATATAACAATTATTAATAATGGTATTATACAAGGATTTACCCTAAATGGTATTGTGGGAAATGCTATAGAAACACATTGTCCATTAACTATAGATAATAAGGGAACTATAAATGGACAAAATAGTTTCTATATAAAACGAATGATTACAGGTGTTATAATTAATTATATTAATCAAGGTATATTAATTGGAAATCTAGACTCAGTAGCTATTGATTGTAAACTATCAGATTGGAATGCTTATGGTGACTGTACTCAAAAGTCAGATGGAAAATATTATAAAACACGTAACAAAACCATAGTAGTTGCTCCTAATAATGGTGGAGCATCTTGCGGTATCACATCTGAGGATCTTTTTTGTCCACCTGTTGATTGCACTCTATTATGGGGAAATACTTGGGGACCATGCACAATGGATAATAATCAATCTTATAGTTACAAATATGCAACAGTTACATCACCTGCTCAATATGGTGGTACTTGTCCTTCAACTGTTCAACGGTCATTGTGTAATCTCCAATTAACTGTTTCTAACATTCAAACTGATTTTAATGTATGGGATATATGTGTCCAAGCTCATAAGTGGAATACCATTGACCCCATAAATGTTATTGTGACTGTGACTTCTACAGGAGTACTTCACCAAAATACCGGAGATGCTGCATTTACAACTGGAAATCATAAATATAATAAGCCATTTCCTTCTGGTTCAACTATAAAGCTGATTATCCAAGCAGGAGGTAAAATATTTGGTAAAGGTGGTAATGGTGGTAATGGTGGGTATGGGTGGCCAGATAATACAGCAGGACTTGCAGGTACAGATGGAGGTGATGCAATTCTTCTAACATATAGTGTTACTATAGAAAATAATGGATTTATTGCAGGAGGTGGTGGTGGTGGTGGTGGTGGTGCAGCAGATGGCAGTTATTATGGTCGTGGTGGTGGCGGGGGTGGGGGTGCAGGTATGATTGTGGGAATTGGAGGCTTAAACGGAACAAATGCATCATATACAACATCATATGTATTTACTCCTGGAGCTGGAGGAACTGCAAGCGGTAATGGTGGTCGTGGTGGTAACTTGGGCCAAGATGGTACCAAAGGTGAAGATAAATATAAAATTGGCGATAGAACTTGGCCAGGTGGAAATGGTGGAAAAAGTGGTAGTTTTATAAAAATTATAAATAATACATATCATACACCTATATTAGCTGTATCTGGTAATGGTCAATATATTGGATATTATTGTGATAATGGAACTTGTAAAACATGTTCATATGGTTCTTATACGACAAATAATGTTTGCTCACTTAATACATCTGATAATAAATATTACAAAACATATAATCGATCAATTACATCTACACCCGCATCACAATTTAATAATACATGTAAGGAACCATTATCATATACAGAAAATTGTCCACCAATAAATTGTGTTGTATCTGATTGGACCAAAACTAAGGATTGTACTTTGGCGACAAATGGAAACTGGTATGAAACACATAATAAAACAATTATCACTCAAGCAGCAAATGGAGGAACAGTGTGTCCTTCTGATTTATCAAAACAAGTATTATGTTCAAAACAAGATTGTTCAGTTGGAAACTGGTATGATATGACACCGTGTCCAGGTCCAGGTATAATAGGTTATTCTGATTATACTTATTTATATTATAAAAATGAGATAAGAGATATCCTACAAATTCCAACATATGGCGGAACTTCATGTCCAACAGATCTTACAAGAACAACACTATGTCCATGCAACCTGGCTTGTACTTCTCAAAGAGTAAGAGATGCAATTAGCAATTATTTAATAAAAAAACTTTCAAAAACTATAAATGGCATTTATTATCAAGCTATACCTTCGTATAGAAAAGCCGAAAAGATAGATGCAGCAAACTGTAAACTTACTTATAGTGTATTATCCTATTGGTGGAGTGATTATTATAAAAAAGTAATGAATGGATCTAATCTTTGGTCCTATACAGGAAACTTTACAATGAATAATGTATGTGAACCATCATGCACAAATTGTTAAAAAAAATCTCAATTATAGTATGAAATGTATTATCTGTTTATCCTATTTATATGCTTTTTTATATTTTATATTAAAAAAGAAACATTTATAGTACCTAGTCAATTCACACAGTGGACTATTTTAAACCAAACACAACAATATATCACTTTTCAAAGAAATGATATAAGTAATAATAAAATAGAACAATCTATTCGTGAATGGACTGGTACTTTACCTTGTTCAAAACCTTGTAATCAAGGTGTTCAATATAAAACTATCGAAAACCCAAATGATCCTACTATTATTATTAGATCATCACTAACATATCCATGTAATACTATGTCATGTTCTAAACCCCAAGTATCACTTTGGACTAAATCAGCAGAACATCATACACAATTACTATACACTAGACAATGTATCAATGATCCATATTGTTCACCATTATATAATGATATTTCATTAAATATGATAGTTCCATTAAATAATGGAACTTGTAGTAAAATATGTGGTGGAGGAGAATTTTATAAATTTGGATTTAATCCAAATAATAATCAAATTGTATATTCTGATAATAGTTATCCATGTAATACACAACCATGTACAGATATTACTTCATTCAGTAATTGGAAATTTGATTCTACAAGAAGTGATCTAGAATATGGATCATACTACCGAGATTGTAGTGATAATAACACGGGCGCATGTTCTCTTTTAAAATCAACTGAAATTAGACAAAAACTTCCTTGGTTACTTACCCTTCCTTGTCCAAAAATGTGTAATATAAATAATGACTTAATATCTACTTATAAAACAGGTTTTAGTCCAGATAAAAAATTCCAATTGAGTTCTAAATTTATATGTAATTCCATATCATGTCCACAAAATATTTTATATAGCAATTCTGAACTTGTATCTAATGTTACCAATCAAAATCAACTTGTTTCACCTAATAATAGATATCAACTTGTAATGAATAATGATGGAAATCTTATATTATATACATTAAATGCATATATAGTATGGAATTCTGGAAGTGCTACTGGAACAACTAATAGTCCATATATATTAACATTAGATAAATCTGGAAAACTTGAAATATTAAACAAAAATAATAGTAGTATTAAGGTTTTATACCAAGGAAATTCACTTAAAAATGAATTTTTTAAATTAATATTACAAGATGATAGAAATTTAGTATTATATGATGCTAATAATACTAAAGTATGGGCAACTGGTACAGATCAAGGTTATAAACATACAACAGATACAAACTTTGCTATTTCAACAAATGCACGTTGTGGTATTATAGTTGATGGAAAAACCCTGAGATGTCCTGATGGTAAATGCTGTTCATATAATTGGTGTAATAATCCAGGTACTGTATGTATGGGAGGATGCTGTGGTAGTAATTATGATGGAAATTTTTAAATTTATTTATTATATAGTATATAATAAATAATGGGTGTATTTACAAGATTAGTAAATAGTTTTAAAAGTATTGATCCAAAAACTGTTGATGAATCTATCTTAAAAGATGTTGTTGCTGGTAAACCAATTAATAAAACAATTAATAATATTAACTATGAAAATGTAATATTTACTCAACAAGGTAATACATTACTCCCTTCTAATGGTATTATTAAAACACCTACTGACAATCTTGAACTAACTAATGTAAGTTGGAGTAATAGCAAACCTAAACAAGGATCTTTTACAAATTTAACTACTTCAGAAAAAGATGTCTACGAAAATATAACATATAATCCTGATGGTTCTATTAATAATGGACGCATTATTGAAATTGATGCTCAAGGTAAAGTTTTTGATTACCAATATAAAGATAGTAAATTGACCAAAGCACCACTAACACCAGAAGCTTCTGCTGCAAATATTAAATTAATAGAAGCTAATAATGCAACTGGATGGAAACAATATATAAGTCCAACATTAAAAACAGTCGCAGCAGGTGGAACATTAGCAGGTAGTTTTTTATTATTAAACCAATTAAAATCATTTTTTGATAACGAAGAAGCACGTCAAGCAGCACAACAATGTATCGCCGAAGAATATAATAACTGTAATACATCATCCACCCCGCCAAATACTTGTGAAATTAATTGTCCTATTCCTCAAGGTGAAAAAGAATGGTATGATTGCTACAAATCTAATTATCTTGAACTAAGAAATAATGGTACCGATGATGCTAAAGCTCAAGAAATGGCTCGCGAAAAATGTGCTGATAAAGAATCATCTATATGTCCACCTTTAGTACCTCAAAGTTTATGTAATGGTTTAGGAAGTTTTTTTAAAGGAATGGGATCATTAAAAAACTATATTATGTATGGTATATATGCATTTATTTTTATTATTATTATTATTATATTTTTTAAATTATTTGGTTAATAAATATTTATACATTAATTGCTGTCTTATCGGGAATCATAGTAGGAAGATCCCTACTTGAATTTAAATAAGAATTAATAGAATCACCTACATTATTATTAATAAGATCAATCACTGATGTTTTTTCTTCTATAATTTCTGTCCAATCTGGTATAATTTTTCTAGTAGCTTCTGAAGTATCTGGTATAATTTGTGCCATGTCAATAAGATTAAAAATATCCTGTACAGATGGACATAAATTTAAATTTATATTTCCAATAAGATTAACTAAAGTTTCACCTAATATTAATAATGGATTCGCAAAACATATTGCTGTTATAAATCCATTCATTAATTGTCCAGGTGTCATTACTTTAAAACCTGAAATAAATGCCAACCAAAACTCTGGATCAATTATACATCCACCAAATGATACTAATGCTAAATATACTGCATATTGCATATTACCTTTCTTTAATTCATTTCTCCACTTTTCAGCTTCTCCTGTAAACTCTAATGCTAACTCTAATCCTAGAAATATACCCTCCGGACTTAATGCAAACTTCATAAATGTTTTTGTTGTATTAGTTCCAAATTGAGTCACTGAATCTAAAGTAATTTTTTGTATTGCTGCTTTAGCCTTATAAGCTCCCATTGGACCATTCCATTTTTTAATCGCATAATCACCCAACTCATTAATTGCATATATATAACTTTTATCAAGAAGAATTGGATGATTTAACATGAATTTCTTAAAATCAGCTTTACAATAAGCTACAACCTTTGGCATATATGCTAAAGCAAATTTTAATGCTTTTTGTTTTAAAAGTGAAATACCATTATTTGTACCTAATATTTTAAGTGTTCTATCTATATCATTATATGTTCTCATAAAATCAACTACATCAACATTACGAGCAGTATCCCCAAAATAATCTGTTATATCTACTTTTGGTCGTTCTTTAACTCCTATTGTTTCTAATAAGAATTTTTCATTAATTGATAAGTCATTTAATTTATTTAATTTAATCTTATTAAGAGCATTATCATATATAGATCTAATAATTTTATTTTCTGTATTTATTCGCATTTTATAATTATCTATTAAATTACTAACATCATTTGATGCTATTAAAAGTTTATTTTCTTTATAAGCAAAATCTAATGAGTTGGCTTTATTTTGTATATTTTGATTAACCATATACATACTTCTTTCAAAATCAACTATATCTTTTGTATATTTAATATTTGCATTGTCTAGTATATTTTTTGCAAATTCATTTACTTCAGATATAATACTATTTTTAAATGTTGTTTTTATATTTAAATCAACTTCAATTTTAAGACGCTCTTTAAATACATCTCCTAATACCTGTTTATAATTAGAATCATTAAAATTAATGTACTTATTGATATCATCATAAATATTATTTGTTAATTTATTTACATTATTAACAATATCATCATCTATATTTACAAGAATATTATCAACCATATTATCATACATATTTTGTGTCATATTATCTAAGTTTTGTAATAGATTTCTATTTATATTTACATTTGTAGCTGCTGTAATTGCATTATCATATGCATTTATTATATGATTACTCTTTAAAGTATATGATGTATTTAATAGATCTATATACTGAATAGATACTGTGTCTAATATTTTTGATTTTATATTTGTTTTAATTTCATTACTTAGTGTAATTAAATTGTTTTTCATATTTTTTTGAATTGTATCATTTACCAAATTTTGAACAGCTTGTTGTTGAGATAATTTATTAATATTTCCAAGATCATCTGTTATATTCTTAAATAAATCTGAACTCATATTTTTGATATCCTCCATCATTCTGGCTTTTGTACTTGCTGTAATATCTGATATATAATTTGCTATTAATGTTTCCTTTAGTTCAATTTCTTTTAGCTTTATTATATCATTTGTAAATGTAGTAATTAACTTGGATTTTTCACTATCAAGTATTAATTTTTGTCTTCCAACTTCTGTTTGCTTTAATAAATCTATTGAATTTCCTTTTAGTTTTTTGTCATATGCTATTTTCTGCTTTTGATATAAATTATCAATATTCCATTTACTATCACCAACTATTCTTTTACCAATTTTTGAGCTACCATAATTCCATAATATTCCTGATACAATCGATAAACCTATATAAATATTGGCAAACATTGGATTATCATTTAAAAAACATTGATACTTATCATAAATACTATCATTACAATTTTCTGATGGTCCAGATTGTTCTGGTGGTAAATCTATTCCTATATCACTAAAACTTACATCTGTACGTACTCTATTTTTATAACAACATTTTACACCTATATTTAGATACTCACTGTATGTATAATCAACTGGACAATATGGTTCCTCATTAGATACTAACGAGGCTTCACAACCCTCTGGTATAGTAAATTTTTTATCACATTCTGTTGCTGGTAATATATTACCTGACCTATCAACACAAATTTGATTACCACTATTACAATATTCCCATGGTAATGGATTGTTATTACTATCAACACAAATGTTACCACATTGTTCTTCTGGTAGTATATTACCAGATGTATCAATGCAATTAACCTGATATAATACACCCTGCTTCTGATATTTATATATTAAAGTTTGAATAATAATAATAGCAACAAGTAAAGATATAAATAAAATTATAGGTCTAATTTTCATAATATATATGCATAGATAAATATCTCAATATAATGTATTATGAACATATACATTTACATACTAATTGCAATATTAATTATATTTATTATTATTTTTTCTGTTAAAAAAGAAAGTATAAACCAACCAATACAACCACCTTTAATTACATCAAATTTTTCTCCTTGGAATATTTTAATAGAAAATCCATACTATGTTACCCTTACAAGACAATGTCTAACATCTGGATGTAAACAATCTGATATTATTAAAGATGTTACTTGGCAAGGTATTACTGAATGTGATAATTGTAAGGGATTTAAATATATTATTGACCCTAACGATTCATCTAAAAAAATTACCTCAAAAAACTTGTATGATTGTTGTAACTTATGGAATTATGATAAGGAAGATGATACAGGTATTACATTTAAAAAAAAATGTGATACATCTAATTGCCAAACTTCATATACATATAAAAGATTCCCATGGGAAGAAGAAACACTTTGTGAAACTAGTTTATGCTATGAAAATCCTAAGGATATTAAATATAGTAAAAAATATATAACAGATCCCAATAATATAAATAATAAGATTTATAGTAATAAAAATTTAGTATGTAATGAACCATGTGCAAAACCAAAATACTCACGTTGGTTAAAATATGATGAAAACTTGGAGGGGATGACATTTTATCGCGACTGTTTAAATTATCCTCAATGCAGTATTGCAGAACAAGATACAATTCAATTTATACGTTGGGATTTATCTGAAGAATGTTCTACAAATTGTGGTCCTGGTCTAACAAAATTCAAAGTCCAAGATCCAAATAATACATCACAATACATAACATCAGATAATATGTACAAATGTAAAAATAATAAATTATGCTCAGAATACCTCACACCCTGGTCTTATTCCTCTGAAAATAATAATGGTATTATGTTTACAAGAACTTGTCAAAATAATACTATGTGCTCTGATATAAGTAATACACTATTTTTATCATGGGAAGGACAAGACTGTAATGTTTATTGTTTAACCGAACCTATAAAAAAACAAAAATATGTTACCAATCCAAATGATAATACACGTTTTCTTAGCAAAAATACATATGATTGTAGTCTTAATAATTGTCCATCTCCTGAATATACTAATTGGAATATTTTAAGTGAAAATGAAGATAATGCAATATTAACACGTAAATGTAAAAATACTTATTGTCCAAATGATAGATCAGAATATGTTAAAACAGTATCTTGGACTGGTACTACATCATGTAGTAAATTATGTAATAGTGGACAATATAAAAAAACATTTACCGATATATCTATCAATTTGACATCAAATAATAATTATTCATGTAATACTCAATCATGTAATACTTTGGTTAACTTCTCACCTTGGAATCCTATTGAAGAAACTGATACTTTCGTTAAATTTTCACGTACATGTCTAGGAGATCCACTAATTTGCTCTAATATAAACCCTATAGATTTAACATTAACAAAATTATGGGAATCAAGTACCGAATGTCCTGAAATATGTAATACTGGTACTTTATTTAAAAATAGAAAAATAATGGCTAATCCTAATAATAATAAAGAAACACTCATAAGTAAACAGGAATATACCTGTAATGATAAACCATGTACACCAATATTTAGTCCATGGAAAAAACTTAATGAAACCCAAGATAAAGCAATATTTTATCGAAATTGTGAAAATCCCCCTTTATGCGATCCACCTTATACAACAAACCCAACATATATGACAACAACAGATTGGACTGATACAATTTGTAATAAACCATGTGATGGTGGTCAAGGTAAGAAAATTGGTAGAGATCCTTATAATAATATTATATATTCAAACTCAGAATATAAGTGCAATATGATACCATGTATTAAAAATGTTACATTTTCTGATTGGAGAGTTGGACAAGATAAAGGCAATACCGTTGTTCTAAAAAGAGATTGCTCTGATAATGATAATAAATCATGTGACTATATTGATCAAGTTTATAGATATACACCATTAGAATCATCAGAGTCAACTGATATACAAACACTAACAAGTCAAGAATATAAGTGGCAAATACCCTTTTGTAAATATATATGCAATAATGATAAAATTCCTCCAATTGAAGTTAGTAAATTTATTTATAACCCTGAAGATCTAAATAAAAAATTTTACAAAAATGAAAAATATATATGCAATTCTAATACTTGTCCAAAATCAGAATATAATGATTGGATTATAACTGACTATATTGATTCTTATATGGTTTGGAATAGAGAATGTAAAAATCCACCTTATTGTCTATATCCCTATGATGATGAAGGAAAAATGACCCATGCTGGTGGATATATAGGAAAAGGAAACTGTAATTTGTCAAACGAATCAAATAATTTATTTGGATCATATCATAAACTATATAATTACCCAAATAATACATCAGGTAATTCACCTATTGAATTTCCTTGTGGAGTTATACCCGATGATCCTAATGATAGACCATATTCAGTCACACCAATCGATAAACAAATATGTATAAATAATTGTCAAGAAAATCCAAGTCGTATATGCTCATTAAGTAATGTTAATTGTTCATCTGCTGATGACTGTACTCGTAAGGTTTGTGGACGTTTAGATGCATCACAACTATCCGCAAAATATTCTATTTCTAATCCTAAATGTATTGATGATAATGAATATTGTAACTTTAGAAATCCATGTATTTATTCCTTAGTAAATACATCAATTAATGATCAACTTGATTGGTGGGAATGCTATAAACCATGTATTGATTCTGGTAGAAATGACTGTAGCCAATTATGTTATAACAAAGAAGCTAGAGCAAATAAATTTTCTGTTTTAAAACAATTTGGTGATAATGAAAAGAAGCAATGTAATGATATATGTTATTCTATAAATAGGAATAAAATACCAGATTCAAATCTTAGTGAAGTATGTAATGAAATATGTAAACAAAGAAATTGTTATAATAAATGTGTTAATCCACCATTTATATTAGCTAATAATATTCAAACACAAAATGGTAATGAAATAAGTAAACTTCCAAATATTATGATAGATATATCAAAAAATATTATTTTTTATTTGATTGATCTTTCTAATAACCTTATTTATTATAATGCAATAGGCGATAGTACTGATGTTAAATATACTAAAATACTTACTAACAATATGGAAATTTTTAATATAGCAACCTATTATAAAAAACAAACTAATAACTTAGATCATGATATATATAATATATTTGATAGCAATAATAATAATATATTTATTTTACTTGATAAAAATAAATCCTTGAATAATTCAAATGAAACTCTTTTTATTGATCCAGATTTAGCTACTATTTGTACAAACTCATGTATACCTTCTATTAAATATATAAATGATTTATATAATAAACAAAATGCACAATATAATGAAAGTAGAGAAAATGCAAAAAATTGTTATAGAGGATATACAACTTGTCTTAAAGAGTTTAATATAGTAAAAGAAGATAAACCAATAATGGTAAATAAAGCATTTAAAACATCTGATAATTTTTCATATAGTTTAGAAAAACCAGGTACATTACGATGCACAACATAAATAATTATTATATTTTGTAGTATTAATATGAGTGTTTATATATTCATACAAATACTTAATTTTATATTGTTTATAATAGTAATTTATAATTTATTAATACTATCAAGTGTAAAAAAATATGTAAATGAATTAAAATCAAATATTGTTTTCTCTGAATGGCAGCGATATAGTGAAAATGACTATTATGTTACTTTTATACGCTATGCTTCTAATACAAATGTTGATAAAAATAAACTTGTGAAAATATTATATTGGACTGATAGTTCTGGATGTAAAGGAATTTGTGATGATAGTATCGGCTATAAAACCGTATTAGATCCTGATTCTAAACAATTAATCTTTTCTAATAAACTTTATAAATGTATAAACAATAAATGTGAAAATATTAGAAAATTAAGTGCATGGAAAATAACAGATATTTGTGATAATTATGTTGTTTTTAATCGTCCTTGTGAACCATATGATGCATGTAGAAATATTCAAACAACATTAATTAAAAATTGGGAAGGTGAAACACCATGTGCGCAAAGTTGTTTTAAAAATGATTATGTATACAATAAAAAAATCATGACTGATCCTAATAATGAGCTTGACTCATCAAAATACATATTTAGTAATGATAAACCATGTAATACCAAAATATGTCCACCTCCAATATTTAGTCCATGGAAAAACTATCGTGAATCAACTGAAGGTATATATATGTACAGAACATGTGAAAACTTTCCACTATGTGATAGTAATACCAATGACTATATTAAGTTATTTACATGGGTTGATACTGAAAATTGTTCTACTATTTGTGGTACTGGGCAAACTGTAAAGTATATTTATGATCCTAATTATGATCCTATAGATATTAATCAAAAAATACAATCACAACGTTTTTATCCATGCAAAAATAATGTTCAATGTGAATCACTAGTTCAATTTTCAGATTGGAATATACTTTCAGAAAATAATACACAAGTAACAATTACTCGTGAATGTACCCTTAAAAATGAACATAAAACAAATCCAAAATATACTAATGGAAATATATGTTCTATTATTGATGAAATTGCTAATCCAATTAGTTTAACTTCTAATTGGACTGGGGCTGATATATGTCCTAAAAACTGTAAATTACCAACAGAAATAGCCCCTAAAACTAATAAATATTTAATTAATCCAACAAATGGTTCTCCTGCATTAATACGTAGTAAAAATCAATATAATTGTAATGATATACTATGTCCATCTGCTGATTACTTTCCATGGTCTATATTAACACAAACACAAACTGATGTAACATTCGAAAGTAAATGTCGTAATCTATACTGTGATGAACCATTAAAAACTCAAACAATACCTTGGGAATCTGAACTTTTATGCTCACAACCTTGTAATGGAGGAACTAAAAAATATCGTGTAAAAAATCCTAATAATAGTTCAACATATCTAGAATCAACAATTGGATTTCCATGTAATACATTCACTTGTGATAGTATAGCTAAATTTTCACCTTGGAAAATATCAACAGAAAATAATGATACTATAACCTTTAATCGTACATGTTCTAGTGATTCTTATACTTGTAATAATATATCTCCAAATTTACTTACTAATACACTCACTTGGATAAAAACAAACTGTTTAGAAAAATGTAACCAAAATTCTGCCTATAATAAGAAATATGTTCTTGATCCTAATGATAATATTACAAAAATAGAAAGAGACCATTTATGTAATACTGTTAAATGTCCAAATGCACAATTTACATCATGGAATATACTTAATGAAAGTATATCAGGTATAACCTTTAAACGTGATTGTATAAATCCACCATACTGTACACCTCCCTATTTATTTGAAAATAATGTTAAGTTTATCCCGTGGGAAGCACCTTATGGTCAATGTTCTAAACCATGTGATGGAGGCAAAGTAAAGTTCCAACTACGTGATTTATCACTAAATAGTATTATATCTTCTAATTATTACCCCTGTAATGATATCCCATGTGTAAATAATGTTGTGCTATCTCAATGGACTTTTAATGAATCTTCATCTAATAGTTCATCTGCTTCATTTACTAGAACTTGTTCTAGTAGTGATAGCTTATCATGTAATTTTATTAATTCTGAAATATTAGTATTATCTATACCCTGGAATTTAGAAAGGACATATAAATGGGTATTTAATCCCAATGATATTACGGGTATTAACAGAATTTCTAGAAGTTTATAATAATAAAATTATTGTAGTATTATTAATGACAATAATATTAATAATACTATTAATCGGAATTATATTCATAATTCCTTTTATTGTATATACATTAAAAAATCCATTAAAAAAATTAGATGATGTTTCTAATAATCTAACTAGTGAATGGATATATGTAAGTGAAACTGAAAAAATGGTATTATTTTCAAGAAAATGTTTATCATCTAAATGTGATCTTGATTCATCAGATCTTATTATGAAACTTGATTGGATTATTGAATCTTGTTCAAAACCATGTAATACTGGTGAAGCAGTTAAATATGTAGTTGATCCAAATAATTTATCAAAAAAGTTTTACTCCAAGGTAATATACTCATGTAATACTGAAAATTGTATTAAAAGTGCAAATTTTGGAGATTGGATAGTTGAATCTAAAGATACTAGTGGTGTTGTATTTAATCGATTATGTATGCCTGATAATATTTGTAAACTTTTGGATCCTAAAGAAACAATAATACGGAAAGACTGGTTAGCAGAAACACCATGTTTTCCTGCTTGTTATGATGAACGATTTGGGAATATATATAATAAAAGCTTTACATTTGACCCTACCAATTCTAAATACATCTATAGTAATGAAAAAATATGTAATACTACTCCTTGCACCAAATCACAATATTCTGAATGGAATCCTGTTCTCGAAACAGAACAAGGTATAGCTTTTGAACGATCCTGTACAGGATTATTATGTGATTTTACATCAGATGAAGTATCACAATTTGTAAAATGGGATACTTCGGAAAATTGTGATACTAATTGTGATGATGGTAAAACATTTAAAATATTATCTAGTCCTAATGATCCTATTAATAAAATCACTTCCAAAAATATGTATAAATGTAATAATAATCCTACATGTGATTCTTTAGTTACTCTTTCAAGTTGGAGTGCTATTGAAGATGTAAGTGGATTTACATTTACACGTATATGTAAATCAAAAACACCTGATAATGCATGCCTAAATTTGGATTTAAGTAAAAATCCATTACAGGTATTTAAACCTTGGGAAATAAATGGTCAATGTTCTGCATTATGTATTATAAATGAAAATGTTCCACAACAAAAAAAATATGCAATTGATATGAATAATGAATTACGTGAAAGCTCACAAACATATCCTTGTAATCAATATAAATGTACTGACTTGTCTTGGCAATATATTTCAGAAAATGAATTTAGTGTAAGTTTTATGAAAAAATGTAATTCTAGTTTATGTGATAGAACACAAGAAGGAGAAACTAAAATTGTTAATTGGAATAATGTATTAACATGTACTAAAGCATGTGATTCTGGTTTGGCATATAAAAGTTGTCCTGATCCAAATAATCCCACTAATAAAATTATTAGTAAAAAAGCATATCCATGCAATACATTAACATGTGAAAATATAGCACAATTTTCACCATGGCGAATATATAATGAAGATACAAGTGGTATCCTATTTGTGAGAGATTGTATTAGCAATTCTGATATATGTATAAATATAGATAAATCTTTATTGGAATTAAATAGAGAATGGTTAAATAAAACACAATGTGATGATATATGTTTTCATGGAAGACTATCATATAATAGAAAATTTATGTTTAGTCCTAATGATGATGTTACAATTATATATCGGTCAGTAAAGGATGTATGTAACCAAAAACCTTGTGATGTTCCCGAATATGGATTATGGAAGGTACAAACAGAAACAAATATGGGTATATTATTTGTTAGAGACTGTTCTAATAATCCATTTTGTGATTCACCATACAATCTTTCACAAAATAATACTGTATTTATTCCATGGTTGGATTTATCAGGTAATTGTTCAAAACTTTGTGATGGAGGATATGCATATAAATATCTATATAATTTAGATGGTAATAAAGTTTACTCTAAACAACAATATGTATGCAATACTTCAAATTGTTCTAATTATGTCGGTTTTAGTCCATGGACACTTACATCAAGTACAGATATAGATGCCAAATTTATACGAGCATGTTTTGATGATAATACTGGGAGATGTAATAATATATCTAATAATTCATTAAAATTAGATATAAGTTGGAATTCAGAACCATGTGAAACAAGTGATGGATATACTAAATATTGTTATAAGGGAACAGCTGATAAAATATTTGTTAATAAATATGTTATTGATCCTAATGATGATTATAAACCATTAGATATACGGAAAGTTGTTAAAAGTACTGTACCATTTTGGTGTAATAAACCTCGATGTACCACTGATATTAACCAATATCCTATATTTTCCACAACACTCGAAATTACTATAAATACTTCTTTAAATTTAAGAAGTAAATTAGTTGAAAATGGCTGGAATGGATATGACCAATTAAATGTTAATATTTATATTGGTGCTGGTATTAATTGCACTGTTAATAGTGGATCTAGTACACATTTAAATCCTGAAACAAAAAGAGAAATTTATATGTTCGAATATCCACCAGCTAGTAATATTGTAATCCATAATAGAGGTAATATAATTGGAAGTGGTGGGAAAGGTAGTAGCAATGGTAATACACCTGGTGGAAATGGTGGTGATGCTATTATTATAAATAGTAAAAATATACTTTTGACTATTTATAATTATGGTGTTATTGGTGGTGGTGGTGGTGGTGGGGTTGGTTCAAATTCTATCCAAGTAAAAATTGTTAAACCAGGAACACAGTGCGTAACATATTCAGATGGAAGATTTTGGTGTGCTTTAATATCTGTAATACAATATGGTAATGGTGGTGGTGGCGGTGCTGGTAAAGTATCATTTTTTGGTAATAGTGGTGCTGCTTCAGGAACTGCTGGTATATTTGACTTTAAAGGTTCTCCCGGACAAAATGGTTCATTATATTATGGTGGTAATGGTGGTATAGCTGGAAATGATGTACTTTCCGGAACAATAGGCGGTGATTTGGGTAAGCCAGGTAAAGACCAAGTTAATGGTACCAAAGGTGGTGAACCTGGTGCTGCTGTATTAATCCCATCACTTCAAAATATAAAGTGGAATATAAATGCTCCATATGGTGAAATAAAAATTATATCACCTCTTCCTAAAGAAGACTATATTTGGTCATGGTAATTGACAAATTGCTAATAAAATTTAATATAATAATACTTTAATATGCCAAAGTGTAAAAATGATCCCGATTCTAATTACATTGGAAATGAACCTAGTCCTAAAGGTTTGGGATTTTGCGCTCACGCTGAAAAAGTAAATACCATCAAAAAAGGTCGGGATGGTAACATTTGGATCATTAAATCTAATAATAATATCAAAAAATGGTTCAAACATAATGATAACAAAAAAAAAGTAAATGATATCGTTGAATTACTTTATAATAAAATGAAAAAATGGTGGATTAAAATGACTGATGGTGCCTTAATAATATGTTTTAAAAATGGTGACGTAAAACTTATTGACAGTAATAAAAAAACAAAAAATGCAAAACTAAAAGAACTAAAAGAATTACATGAAATGTATGGTCAAGATGATAATGTTAAAGCAATTATTTGGAGCGGTATGAGTGTAGATATTCTTTATGGTTTTATCTATTATATCCTTAACAAATATTCAAAAGCTATGTTTAAACAATTAGTGGATTCTGAAAATATTCTATTATTAATCCTTGATAATTTTACTAATCTTTTTGAAAAATATAAACTATTTACTTCAAAGGATTATACTTTTAAAAATAAACCAACTATAGACCATGATAAAATTGCTAAAAAATTAGCATTATAATGCTCAACTTCTGAATTATTTTTTTAAATATTTCAGATCTTTAAAATACAACACCATATCTATATCTTAAACAATATAGATTTATTATATAACATAAAATAATCGTTCCCTGTGAACTTAGTGGATTTCTATATGATGTATATAATTTTCGCTTTGCTGTTTCGTATAATTTGGGTATTATATACTTGTCTGAATAATTTTCTATATAACCCAATATATTAATAAATTCTTGACCTGTCATATTCAGTTTTTTGGCTTCTATTGTAAGTTCATCCCTCTCATCATCTGGTATATCCATTGTCTTATTCATTAAAATATCCTTGTATTTTGATACAAAATCTATCTTACTTTTCATGATACAATGAAATGACATCGATTGTGCTACATACATTATTGGTAACAATATGAATATATTAAATAATGCTATTTTCTTTGATATAATACATCCAAACATCGCAAAACACCATATTATAAGATGAATTAAACATAATAACATTAAATATAACTCGAATGTATTCATATAATTAATTGTTATATATATTTTTTCTTTGACTTAAATAAAAAAATGGTATTAAAAATACATATACACTTACACAATAATATGTATTACTAACATCAAACTCCAATAATAATAATAATAATATTCCATATAATACATACTTATATTGAGCTGAAAGTATACCTAATATGAAAAATACTATCGTCCAATTATTAACATATTTTATTAATGGTACTATCATAAAATAATCATATTTGAAATTCTTCTCATCTTTATATTTTGATAACCATTTATTAATTAAATTTGGAAAACCTGATGCTGATATTGATGAATCATCCGATAATTGATATGCTATATTAGGATGACATGCAAATACATTCATATGTTTATGTTGTCGCGCCATCAAAAAATCAATATGATATGACACCTTCTCTATCTTTTTTAATAGTTTTTTACAACCCTCTAAAGATATCGCATATGCATGTGTTGCCAATGGAAATTCCGGTATAAAAATATTTTCTGATTTTAATTTATTAACATCCCTATTTTTAAATATATCCATTGTGTACATGAATGGATTTTTATAATCTTTATTCTTATCACACATACCTATACAACCTAAGTAAAAGATATCCCAATTTTCTGGTAACTCTGTAATTGCTTTGTTGAAAATTTCTTCGTAATTATCCATAAAGTAAACATCATCCTCAAATACTAATACACTTTTTAATCCCTCTTTTACTACTCTTTTCCAAATATTATAGTGACTTAATGCACAACCAATCATAGAATCAGTACATATACTATGACATACTTTCGATACAAAAGCATTTTTATCATCTTGAGACAATGTTTTACCATTTACTGCTTCAGTTCTTTCAAAAGATATATTATCTTTCTTAAAAAGTGTACCTATTTGTGACATTCTTTTTACATCCTTTTCCATGTTAATTACAAAAACCTTATCATATACCCTGTTAAAAGTATGCATTTATATAATTATCAAACATATTATTTGTCCTATATTATATAACCCTTTTTCATTCTTATTAACCAGTTTGTAAAATAACTTCTATGTAATAATATATGAACATCAAACTAATTGCTATTGCAATAATTTTCCATATTTTTTCAACATATTGTGTACATCATATTGGTAATACTCACTATCACCCATCTAAATCTATTAAACGTAATCTTGATAAAGTATGGGATATTTGTCATAAAATGTTACCCAACTATCATTACCTTGAATATATTGTTAACTTTTTTGTCTTATCAATTATTAGTTATATATTATGTTCAAAATCTTTTATGAAAATATTTCAAGATTATCTAATTTACTTCCCTATTATTATTATTATTCGTTCTATTATGATTCTTGCTACTATACTTCCAAAACATAAAAAATGTGATTCGGAAAATCTTCACTGGTATTCATTTGTTTTTGGTCATTGTTATGATAAAATATTTAGTGGCCATTTCTCTTTTGTTCTTCTTCTAACTCTTTCTATGTTACGATACAACATTATTAATTTAATATCTGCTATTATTATCACTTTTTTGAATGCATTTTTACTTCTCAGTACCAGAAGTCATTACACTAATGATATTATTATAGCCTTTTTTATTACTCACGGTGTTTATAATAACTGCTATATCTCAACTTTGTTTAATTAAATATTTATTTTCTGATACTTCTATATATGAATCTTATAATTATAGGTATTACAATATTAGTTATTGTAATAATACTATATGTGTTAAAACCTAAAAAAATAATAACTAATACACCCACTAATACACCCACTAATACATCCACTAATATATCATCAAATACATCCACTAATATATCATCAAATACATCCACTAATATATCATCAAATACATCCACTAATATACCATCAAATACACCATCAAATACACCCACTAATACAAATACTAATACTATAGATACTATAGATACTATTACTCCCTCTAATACAACTATTACTACAATAGATGTATCTAAAAATATTGTATTACCTACTATATCACCTATTAATTGTGTTGGTAATTGGTCTGAATGGACACAATGTGATAAAATTTGTGGTAGTGGTACTAAAAATAGAACCTATAATATAATTACAATTAAAAATTCTACAGGTCAAGATTGCCCTGTAGCTGATAAAACCATTGATACTTCCTCTTGTAATCTTCAACAATGTCCTCAAGATTGCCAAGTTTCTGCATGGTCACTTTGGTCAACTTGTAGTAAAACATGTGGTAGTGGTACTAGATACCGTACACGTACTGTTACATCATCTACAATCTTAAATGGTGCCACTTGCCCTACACTTAGAGAAGAAGAACCTTGTAATACCCAAGCATGTCCTATTAATTGTACTGTTAGTGACTGGTCTGATTGGTCAACTTGTAGTAAAACATGTGGTGGTGGTACTCAGTCTATTACTAGAACTATAAAAACTCAACCTGCTAATGGTGGTACATTATGTCCAGCTTTGTCAGAAAATATATCTTGTAATACCCAAGCATGTCCTATTAATTGTGCTGTTAGTGACTGGTCTAATTGGTCAACTTGTGATAAAACTTGTGGTGGTGGTGCTCAAACTAGAACTAGGACAATAACTACTCAACCTGCTAATGGTGGTACTACATGTCCAGCTTTATCAGAAAATATATCTTGTAATACCCAAGCATGTCCTATAGATTGTACTGTTAGTGACTGGTCTAATTGGTCAACTTGTGATAAAACTTGTGGTGGTGGTACTCAAACTAGATCTAGAACTATAAATACTCAACCTGCTAATGGTGGTACTACATGCCCACCTTTATCAGAAAATATTACATGTAATACCCAAGCATGTCGTACTGATTGTGCTGTTAGTGACTGGTCTAATTGGTCAACTTGTAAAAATAATGGTTATGATGTTACTTGTGGTGGTGGTACTCGAACTAGATCTAAAACCATTATTACTCAACCTACTAATGGTGGTACACCTTGTCCTAATTTATCAGAAACTATTATGTGTAATACACAAGAATGTCCTTCTGTAAAAAGTGAAATAGGTAATGCTCGCGGAACAGAATTTAACTTTGCTTGTCCTTCAGGCTCCTATATCACTAATCTTTACGGTAGATCTGGTAATTGGCAAGATGCCATAGGTGCCAAATGCTCTAATAACCAAGATAGTGGACTAAAAGGTGGTAGTGGTGGTGGTATTTATGGAATAGATTGTTCTAGTGGTTTTACTGCTATGAATATGAAACTTAGAGACATATGGCATGGTCCTTATGTTGGTACACTTCAACCAACTTGTGGAAATACACAATTATCAATGTTAGGTATTCCATCTGATATTATTCAAAATAAAGATTTATCTTGTCCTCAAGGTTATGCTATTAATCGGATGTTTGGTCATTATGGAGCTTATATTAATCGTGTTGGCTTTGAATGTATTCCTAAATCAGATAATATTATAGATAATACACAATCAGAATATACTGTATGTAATACAAATGATTGTCCTGTTGATTGTGCTGTTAGTGACTGGTCTGATTGGTCAACTTGTAAAAAGAATGGATATGATGTTACTTGTGATGGGGGTATTCAAACTAGAACTAGAACTAAAATTAGAGAGGCTACTAATGGTGGTGCTATATGTCCACCTTTATCAGAAAATATTGCATGTAATACACAACCATGTATTAGAGCTTGAGTTATTTGATAAACATATCATTATAGCGTTTTTATTATTCATACCATGAATAATAATTACTATCTTTCAATGTTCTATTAAATATTTATTATCTAATACTTTTATATATGAATCTAGCAATTATAATAGGTATTTCAATTACAATATTAATAGTTGGAATAATACTATTTATTATAATGCGTAAAAAATCAACCTCTAATACTACAACAACAACTCCAAGTACTATTAATTCAACCTCTAATACACCTAATAATTTACTTGATTCATTAGAAAATATTACCAATTCATCTTCAATTTCACCCACTATATCACCTATTGATTGTACTGGTAATTGGTCTGATTGGTCAACTTGTAATAAAACTTGTGGTGGTGGTACTAAAAATAGAACATATAATGTAACTACTACTAAAAATTCCATTGGTCAAGATTGTCCTGTAAGTGATAAAACTATTGATACATCATCTTGTAATACTAATGCTTGTCCTATTCCTTGTTTAACAACTGATTGGTCTGAATGGAGTGTTTGTAATAGAACTTGCGGGGATGGTCAAAAAACACGTACCAAAACTATTATACAACAACCCGCTTATGGTGGAACCCTATGTCCCGCTATTATCGATACATCCTCATGTAATCTTCAAGAATGTTCCCAAGATTGTAAAGTTTCTATATGGTCACCTTGGTCAACCTGTAGTAAATCATGTGGTAGTGGTACTAGATACCGCACACGTACTGTTACATCATCTACAACTTTAGATGGTGCTTCTTGCCCTTCCTTAAGAGAAGAAGAACCTTGTAATACACAATTATGTCCTATTGATTGTGCTGTAAGTGATTGGTCAAATTGGTCAACTTGTAATGCAACTTGTGGTGGTGGTACTCAAACTAGAACTAGGACAATAACTACTCAACCTGCTAATGGTGGTACCATATGTCCAGCCCTATCAGAAAATATTGTTTGTAACACACAATCATGCACAACTGTGGAAACCAATATAGCTGTCGCTGGTAATGCTCGCGAAACAGAATTTAATTTTGATTGTCCCTCTGGCTCATACATTACAAAACTTTATGGTAGATCTGGTGATTGGCAAGATGCTATAGGTGCCAAATGCTCTAATAACCTTGATAGTGGACTAAAAGGTGGTAATACTGGTAATGCCTATGCAATTGATTGTTCTGATGGTTTTACTGCTATAAACATGAAAACTAAATTTTTTGGTCCTTATGTTGCTACAATTCAACCAACTTGTGGTAATATAAAATTATCAATGTTAGGTACTCCAGCTGGTATTATTGAAAATAAAGATTTAGCTTGTCCTCAAGGTTATGCTATTGGTCGGATGTTTGGTCACCATGGTAGTTATGTAAATCGCCTTGGTTTTGAATGCGTCCCTAAAAATTGATAAAAATGTTATATTCATATTCTGTATAAATATAACAACAAAACATAAATATGTCATCTTCTGAGTTTACGTTTAATGAAAACGAATTTAAACTATTTAATAATAGATCTAATTTTAAAAAATTTTTAGATTATGATATTGAATCATCTGATGTATTATCTACTGATATAACAGAATCTGAAAATAATCAAGATATTAATTCGATATATGATGATATTATTAAAGAAATTACATATTACCAAAATACTAAACGTAAAATTTTATACCAAGACTTCAAATATATTGTTAATAAAATGGTAAAAAATCCTCAAGTCAATTTGTCTGTTTATCAAAAAATGATCCATAATATACAAACCACTAGTGAAAATTTTATAATCAATTATTTACAAAATCATAAGTAAATATTAATTAAGACATTATTGTATCACCATTTTCATCTAATTCTTTAGATTTATTATATTTGGTTTTACCCTTTATAAATTTCATTAATACAGGTGGCGGATTTTTAAACATATATGTTTGTTCCCAATAACCACCCCTAATACTATTATATCCATACTGCTTCATATATGTTAAAATCCAATATATTAATGTAGTATTATCTCCATTTATAATATCCCATCTTATTACTTTATATATACTGGTCCATCCACCTTTTTTTCCATTAATATGTTCACCTATATCCTTAACAGTATCAGAACTTATCCCGAAATAATATTTGTCACCCTCTAAATCTAATTTATAAATGTAACTCATTTTGATTATTCATTTAAATGTTTTAAACATTTAAATAGATAAATTTTAATCAACGTAAATATATTTTAATAAATGTTTATGTAAATCATGTTCAGATTCAATTAAATTTGTCTGTGTCCAATTATCCCGATTAAATAAATTATTAATATGTTTTTGCTCAAATACTTTTTTATATTTTTCTTTTGCTAATCTTGGTACCTTATTCATTTCAATTTCATTCCATTTACCCATTGTTATTTTTGTCTCTACTATGTTTAACCTATTACGAAGTGGTGTCAAAACTTTTTTTCGATAACTTTGCATAGATCTACAATCATTTGGAAACATTAATCCTGCTAACCTTTTTGCTATAATGTCATACTTACCCCCCTCTGATGGTGCCCACTTTGATGCTTGTGTTATATATCCCCCACTTTTTAATTCATCTAAATCACACTCTAATGTAAACCTTAAAAAATTCAATTCCATAATCATGTTGTTATCCATAAGCTTAAATAAATCTCTAAAACATCCATATGTATTACAAAAATAAAATAAAATTTTCATATATATATTTGGTTTTTCCTTCTTTAATTCTTTCATTAATAAACACCCCATATCCCGTTTACCTAAACCATTACCAATATCCCTTACGTAAAACATTAATTTTATAGCCTCATGACTATCATCTATTAATGCTTTCCTAAATAATAATATAATATACTCAGTATCACCTTCACTTATTATTGAATCATACAAGTTCCATATAATACTCATATCTATTACACTTTATTGTCTCTTTTTTTAGGTGTTTTTATATTCTTAATCATTTATCAACAAATAATAATATAAACAGGAAGCATCATTAAAAATGTGCTGTCAGCTTCCTTATTTACCTATAATAATTATATCTTTATATCATTTAAATTTTTTTCTAATTTAGTAACTTCTTTAGCAATCTTTTTTTTACTCGTTGATGATTTAACCTTCTCTTCTTTAACAATATTATTACTCGTTGATGGTTTAACCTCTTCTTTAACAATATCATTACTCGTTGATGGTTTAACCTCTTCTTTAACAATCTCTTCAAAAACTATATTAGGAAATTTATTTTTGTTATATTCAATAGAACTTTGGGCATATGCTATTCTTTGTTCTGATGTACATGTAATATGTCCAATTCCTACTGATGACTTTTCTAGGAAAAATGAGACAAAACCAACTATAATTGTTTTCATATTCCAAATAGGGGACCATGACTCAGGATGATATCCAGAATTGGAAAAACATAACTTCCTATTAATATCAAAACGACCACTAGGTGTTAACATCATGAAATCTGGTGCTCTCTGAGGATAATCTGATGGTATGATAATCTCCAAAATATACTCCCCATTTTTATACTCTTCATCCGGCAAATTATATATCTTTACATACCATGAATCTACATTATCATTCTTAATCGTTACTTTTATAGTATCCAATGGATCTTTATGCATCAGTTTTAACTCGGCCTGAAGACGTTTCATCCGTAGAAAACTCATGATTTCAGTTGTTATTATCCTTGATATTCTAGTCTTTATACCTTTCAATCTTTTTATAAATAGAGTTTACTCTATTTATAAATGAGGGGGCATATTTCCAAAGGAAATGTGTTAAATCTTTTTATAATCAACATTGTTGATTATAAAAAGATTAGGTGAGACGTAAGACGAGATCAATCTTTTTATAAATAGAGTTTACTCTATTTATAAATGAGGGGGCATATTTCCAAAGGAAATGTGTTAAATCTTTTTATAATCAACATTGTTGATTAAATAATAAATTGAAAATAAAATAACATAATCAAACAATTCTCAATATACAATCATGAGACAAATAATACCTTCATCTAAAATGGAAACCTACTATATTTCTAATAATCTTCATGAATTTATAGGTACAACTAATAAAACTATATCAAAAATGGATTTTTTAAAAGCTATAATTGACTATGCTAAATATCATAAATTACAACATCTGATTCACACTCATATTATTATTCCCGATAAAACCCTCCAAAAATTATTCAATATACAACATTATCAAATAATTGATCTGTCTAAATTTTCACTGTATTTTACTCCTCATATTTGCTCTACTTCATCAAGATAATAAATAGCTCCGCATTTTTCTTGATATATCCATACTGATTGTAATATAACCTTAATTTTAATATCATGTTTAAAATCTATTTCATGAAAAGCTGATGATGATTTTATCATATATCTACCCCTTCGTTTTTGTATTCTGATCTTCCATAAAGGATTAAATCCATCTTTTTTCTTAATAGAACTGACCCATTCTAAACTACCATTTATTGTTCTCATATACTCATATAACTCTTTTTCTACTTTATAAATATCTCCTAATAATTGACTATGATAAGATATTCCATTATCTAATTCCAAATTTAAATATGTAATTTTATTGAATTCTTCTAGTCCAAAAGGTGAACATATCTTCGGAATATTATAATCACAAAATTTTCTAATCCCATTACATCTATTAAATATCGCATAATTTGTCTTATCAACTTGTACAATCTCCATTTATAATGTATTTATATTATAAATGATAGCATTCCTTAATAATATTATTTTTAATTCACATATACCTTGTATTATTATAATAACTTTATCTAATAAATCTGAACAAGTATATAAATCAACTTTACATTATAATTGTCAACCTAATAAAATCAAAAATATACAACAGCAATTAGAAATAACATTAAATGATATTGCATGGTTCATTCAATATAAATCATGTAAAAATCATAAAATTATTATAAAAATACAACCCCATACTCAAGCCTATCTTTCAACTATTGATAATGATTACTATATTAAAAAATATCCAAAACTATCTATACCATTTTGTAATAATTCTATATCTGATTGTCAAACATGTGCTCAACTATTAGCAAATGATATTAAAGAATATATTGAAAAATGTTGTATAGATACCACTATAAATATTAAATTTAGTATTGATATTATGTTTAAAACTGTTAGTAAAATTAGATTTTTTGATGATAAACTTTATAGTGATACATCAATAGATGAATCATTGCATCAATTGTTTGTAAAGATTCGCCGGATATCCATACCAACCGTAATGTCGTAATGTAATATCTGGTATCACATATATATATCCTCCCAAACTACGCCATAAACGACTAAAACCATAATCTTCACTTTCATATCTACGTGTTTCCGGATTTACCGCAACCGAAAATAAATCAAAAAACTTGAGATTTCCTGAACCTACATACCCATCTACATCATTAATATATTCTCTCTCTGGATATGCTATTACCATTTTCTCTAATACACACCTCTTTATTAATAAAAAACCTGTTGTCGCATAATTACACTCCATACATTCTTCTACCTTTTCTTGAGCTAAATGACATGATGTTTTCGTACATACTTCTAATGGTTTACCTTCTTTTATCTTGTCAATATCTAACCATTTTTGTGCATAAGCACCACATACAACATCCTTATTTGAATTTATTAATTTGGCTACATCATCCGGATTAAACTCAATATCTGCATCTATAAATATTAAATGTGTTGCTGATGTATCTGCAAGAAAATGTGCTACAGCAGCATTCCTAGCACGACTAATTAAACTCTCAAATGTAATCGGAAATACTACTGTATCTATGTTATTTGATTTTAATGCTAATAGTAGTCTCATAAAAGATAACATAAAAGAAGTGTGACACGTATGATTGTAACATATTAATGGTATGAATAACTTCATCTTTGTCTTGATATATCAATATAACAAGAAGTAAACCTCTATATCACTTTACAAGAAAAATCAAAGGTTCAGAGGCACCATGGTATCAAAGTTAATCTGACGCTTGGCAGACTGCATAGGAGCACCTGGGACACCATCAAACATCATACCCTGGTAGTATGTCTTATGACCATCGGGTGTCTTAACGACACTCGTCACCTCATCAAAGTTCACCTCCAGCGAACGGGGAATGGTGTAGTCCCGAACAATGTTCAATGACTCCTTGGTCGGCGCACGCATGTTAGCAGCCGTAATGTCGGACGAAGCAGGCGTGGGAGCAGGAGTGGCCATGATGAACAAAGGCAACAAGAGCAACAAGAGCAATAAGAGCAAGAGCAGGTAGGGTAGGGTAGTGTTGTATAGTTAAATGATTAACCATGCATTTTTTTTTTCAATTTTTTATATAATCAATAAATTAATTATATAAAAAAGAGGGCATATTTCCAAAGGAAATGTATTCTGGAACATGATCGCTAACCAAGGCACACAATCTTGTGTTTAAATCATTCAATGACCCATTTGATTGCGACTTGCCTATGGGAGTGCCTATGGGACTTGTCTTGTAATAGTTTAAGTTAGGACCACTGGATACCCGTCTCATGATGCTATTATATCTATGATACTTTTATGACTTTATATCAAGTTTAAGTGATGCTATTCTTTGCAGGATAAATGAAGAAAGGCTCAGTTGAAGCGCTCGGGCATGTTACGTGCCATGAAGGCCTCAAAGGTGCCAAATTCATTCTGCCAATGCGGAAAAAAGACTTGGACGACCTCATACCAGACCACCTGTAGCATGTGGTTGTAGACCCTTTTATTGTTCGCAAAGACATCAGTGATGTAGTTGCGGATGGAAACCATCAGGTGCCACATCTCGCCCTCATCATCTTCCCCGTCAATGGATGCCCGAATGGTCTGGTCAATGCAACCGTCCATATGGTTATAGAACTGCAAAAACTTCGGGTCCAGGTTGTCTATGTTGGCGATGAACAGAAGATGCTCCACAGCCTGATAACGCTGCGCCAAAAGCATGGCATAGGGGGTGCAGTCGGCCACCATGGTAGCATAGTTACGCTTCATGGCAAGAGAGCTGGAGTGCTTGTAGGGCACTGGGTTATATATATAAAGAAAGTGCCATGTATATTTTTTTTCAATTTTTTATATAATCAATTTATTGATTATATAAATAAGAGGGTGAGTCTTTAGACGAAATCAATTTTTTATTATGTTGAGTTTACTCAACATAATAAAAAAGGGGGCATATTTCCAAAGGAAATGTGTTAAATTTTTTATATAATAAGGTGAATATTCTATATTAATCTAACTTATGCCTCTTCTATATATGCACATAAACCACTACTTATAATACGATCTCTATACATCTTAGCTTCCTCTTCTAACACTGTAATTAGTATACCAGTTCCTGATAATCTGGTATTTTTAACCACTTTAATTATCTTATTAAATTCAAAAATACGTACACATTTACATAATAGTTGTGTAGTTATCTTATCATTTTTCCAATCACTATACTTCAATATAACACGATATAATGACTCGAAATGAAATTTTAACGTTGTTTTACTACCATCTATTGGTGTTGATACTGATGATACTATAGTTGGAAACGTATAAACTGATTTTTTAATAGATATATTATTACTTTTGTAGTATTTTGGCTTGGGTTTAATATATCTAATAGATTCCCATTTAGCTATAACTTGTACTTGCTTGCAACTAGATTTGATAATCTTTTGACTAATCATTTTTAATCCTTTTTACTACTTACTACTCTGTATTAATCCAAATTAATACTATTTTCAGTTTTTTTCCATAAACTTAACTCTGAAATGTCTCTAAAAGGATTCCTTTTAATACATAATGGGCATAATATTCTACTATCTACAGTTAATAATAAGTTATATAAAGTACCATTATTTCGTATTCCCGTTAATTTGTATATACATGATAAACATATTGCATGTCCACAATTTAATATTAATGATTTATTTATTTTATTACCCATCACATCCATACATATTGGACACTCTTGTATTTGATTAGCTATATCCAATCGTAACCTAGTTAATAATATACCAGACATGAATTTATACTTTTTTTCCTCTCTATTTCTTATTAACCATAATCTACCTTCATTAGTATTAGTTTGTTTATCTATTTTTTTACATACCTTATAAACTGTTGTATTATTAATTTCAGCAAACTTTATTAATGTTTCCATATTCATTAAAGATTTAGAATAACGTTTTATATTTAAATATGCGTGCCATACCGAAAAATTATTTTCCTTTGCAAATGTTTTATATGACTTTAATGTCAATGGAAAACATATATTACCCCCCCTTTGATATAATAATTCACTATGATATACAAATAATTCATCTATTAACTTACAACTTGACTCTAACCTTTCAATACTATCATTTGTATTTTGTACTTCTTTGATTTCCTGTTTCCATTTTTTATAATTAATACTAGTTTTTTTATATAAATCTGGTAAATTTATAATTTCATCTACGAAGTGCTTACCATATTTCATTTTTAATTATTATACTATAATAAATCTCTAAGTAAATATTATGTATTATGACTCAACCTGAAATTGATACTCTTGTTTTGAACTCTTTTATCATTACAATGAAACAAGCTATTCGTGATAAAAAAATCAATGTTGACAACCCCCTTATTGTTATAACAAAAGCTATGGAAATACTTGAACATGTAAATGGTCTCTCCGGAAAAGAAAAAAAAATGTATATTATACAAACTATTGAAACTATTGCTAAAGGTGATGATGGAATATTTGGTACTGCTGATGATCTTATACCAGAAAGAACTATTCGTGCACTAAAAACATTTATTGAACAAGATATTATTGGTGATACTATTCAACTTGTTACTGATGTATCTAAAGGAAAATTTGATATTAATAAAGTACAAAAACTTGGCATATCCTGTTTTAATATTTTTAATACTTGTTTTCATAAACAATAAAAAAAAATATATAACTATTTAATATCTATGAGTGAACCTAATGTTTCTATTAATGAACTAATTTCCCTATCAAAAGATGTATCAAAACTACCCCTTATTGTATTTAGTATTGCATACTTTGTATGGGCATACATAATATCTATCACTAAAGAATCTAGTATACCACAATTTGATGATCTAATTGTTTATCTTGTTATCTATCTACCTATTTTCTTTATTATTAATTGTATGTTGGTTGGTAGATGTAGTATGTATGTTTGGTTTTTAGCTATTTCTGTTATTGGTGTTAGCACTTTTATCTTCCTAAAACGTAAAACTATTGATACACCTGCTACTAAATCATCAACTGTACCAATTACTCCGCCAGTAACTGCCCCAGTAACCGCACCAGTAACAGAACCTATAGTACCAATAACTCCACCAGTAACAGAGCCTATAGTACCAATTACTCCGCCAATAACTTCGCCAGTAACAGAGCCTATAGTACCAATTACTCCGCCAGTAACTAATAATAATTTTCCAGTTGCTTAATATAATTTAATATTTATGTAAAAATAGTTATTAAATTAATTATATTTGATTTATTATTTTTTGACCAATATTTTTGACTTCTTCTAATACACTGTTAATATCTCGATCTATAGGATTTTCAACAACATAAACTGGACAAAGATTCCAATTTTGTAACCACTCCTCATGCTTATCATGAATTGTTTTTAAATAATCTATTAATATATTTGTTTCAGCTTCCCTATTACGATGTTTTATTCTTGTTAAACATGTTTCAGGAGAAGAACGTATATAGATAATAGCATCTGGCATTTTGAATACTTTATCAGTTAACCAACTATACCACTGCTTATAACATTCCTGTTCAATATCTTCAATCATTTCCATCTCAATCATTGATTTCATAAATACATAATTATCAGTTAATACTGATCGTTCCATATACCTCAATTGTTTTTCCTGTGGAACATCCTGATAACGTAATCGTGTCTTGAAAACTATTGACTGGAATAAATAACCATACCTCTTTGGATCTCTGTAAAATGCACTCAATAATGTTTCTCCATCTTTCGTCTTTATATCTTGCCATGCATTTAATGGCTCTAAAAAGACCTCTACATTACTATCATTTGATAGTGTTCCTAGTAATGTTGATTTACCACATCCTATATTTCCCTCTATTACTATCTGTTTCTTTTCCATGTCTAATTGATATTGTTATTAGTAATCTTATATTGTTATTATTAGAATAATTCATTTTTTTACATGATAAATGAAAACTTGAAGACACCTATTAGAGTGTTTGATAGGTTAAAAAAGGTGAATAGCTCTAACGTAAAGGTCTCGTCTACAAGCCATTCTTCCTTGATTTCCCGTTCTAATGCTTCCTTATGATTCTCTAATCTGAGTGAACCATTATTATTGATATATTGAAGCTTTCCTCCAACAAGCTTTTCAACCTTATTATTGACAATATCATACATCATATCATACTCTTGTTCAATATTATAAACCCATACATTATCAGATGGTAGGGAATTCTTAATGTTCTTTATAGAACTTTCATATATATTCATAGCCTTTTCTGTACTCTTTAACTCGTCTATAACATAATTAGGTATAAATGGTGATACAATATTGTTACTTACTATATGTGTAACCTCTTTCTTCTTCATATTAATTTTTCTTTCATTGAATCTCTTCTGAAGAAGCGTGTAATTATAATATGACATTGTTATTAAAGCATGAATATTATTGTAATAAGGTATTTCATGAATTTGAACTGAATGATCATTAATCTTATAAACAAGTTTAATAGGATATACTGTTTCGATCGTCTTGTATGCTTGAAATTCAACCCTCTGATTATTTAGCAAAAAAAGAGCAAAATCAGGTGTCATTTCAATTGTTAGATTTCTGATATTACCAACTAACTCTTGAATACCAAGCTGTTTTTCTGTTATCTCTTTTGGCCAACGAAACATACACGTCAACTTCTTATCAGGTATATGATTAATAACCTTCATTTGTATGGGAGTATCCAATATATCATCCAATAACAACTGTCGTAAACGACTCGTTATTACAGGTGCCTCATATGGCATATTCCTTAGGAAGAAGTTAATAGGACTCTTTCTTATAACGTAGTCCATTGCTTGTTCCTTGTAGGTTGTTGTAGTTGGATTAATATAATATGAAAGTTTAGGGAATACATATTATCAATTTTTTATTTAATCAACAAAGTTGATTAAATAATAAAGAGAACGAACCGTTAGGTGAGATCAATTTTTTATTAAATTATTACATAATAATTTAATAAGGAAGGGGGCATATTTCCATAGGAAATGTGTTCAATTTTTTATATATTGAGTAAAACTCAATATATAAAAAATTAGGTAAGACTAAATTGTTGCAATATCTAGTTCTTTCTCATTAGTAAACCATACCTGATCCGTCTCTCCTGTTTGTTCACACTCCGTATTAATATCAGTCCATATACCCATAACTCTCATCATATCAACCTCCGATGACTTGTATACAAATGTAACCTCATATATCCCACAATCCTTATCAAAATGCACTAATACAATATCACCCTTCCCTATCCATACACGCTTTCTAAATGAACCTGGTATACGACATTTATGTCCAGTATCATCTATTGTAACCTCTATCATATTAGCTCCATATAATGTAGTTACTTTGCCACAAAAAGTGACCACATTATCTGCCCATGGAATATTTCTAGTATTAATATCATTTTCACCCCTTTTTTGCTTCTTGTGGTGTTTACCACCTGTTGTGTTTTTTACCATTTTTTCTTTATTGCTCTACCATAGAATATTATTTTTCTCTTTATATAGTAAATGAGAAATGACTTTAGTAATAATTTTTATGAAGCTGTAAATGCAGAATGGTTACGATCCACATCTATTCCATCTAGTCAATCAAGATATGGTCAATTTGATATCCTAACCATAAATAACTTTAATCGTATCACAAACCTTATTACTACCCTTAATGACCCTATTTTAACTCCCTTTTACAATACAGCTATGAAACAACATTTATCAACTGATAATATTAATACTATTACTAAATATATTGATACTATCAAAGATAACATTATTTCTAATACATTGGCTGATAATATGCCAAGTATATTTTCTATTCATGTATCTGCTGATTTATCTGATAATCAATTTGAAATGATATATATTGATGAACCCTCATTATCTCTTCCTAATAAACACTATTATAATAATCCTAAATACTCATCTTTTCTTAACACATACAAACAATATGTTAAAGATACCATCGCCAAATATAATCTAAATATTCCATATGATGATGTCCTTAAAGTTGAAACAAATATAGCTAATCTTATGATGAATAAAGAAGATAAACGTAATATACACACTATCTACAATAAAATGTCAATATCTAATTTTATCTCTTTGGCAAAAAATATAGATGTTGAAAATATTCTACAAAAGTTTCAACAAAATTTTCCCTCTATTAAACTACCATCTGATGTAATTGTTACTAATACTAATCTAATTAGTAAACTTCATACTATTGGTACACCTCTTGAAATTAGTAATTTTATTAAATGGTCAATTTATAACTCAAATTTACCCTACATTAACCAAGATACAGAAGAACATTATTTTCAATTCTATGGAAAAAGTTTAGGAGGATTAAAAGAAATGAAAACCCGTGATATTCGCATTATTTCACTAATGACTAATAATTTAGGCGATTTATTAGGATATCATTATGGAAAAAAATATTACACATATGCTATTTTTGAAAAAATGCAAAAAATGATTGATAATATTAAAGAAGCTATGAAAAATATATTACTTAATTTATCATGGATGTCTTCATCCACTAAACAAAAAGCCTTGGAAAAATTAAATTCTATGAAATATAAAATAGGATCTCCTCAAAAAATAAATGATTATTCAAACTTACATCTATCTGGTAATTTATTTAATATGTTACAACAAATTTCCAAATATAATTTACAACTAGAAATAACAAAAATAGGTAAACCTTCTGATAAAGATCTATGGGAAATAGGTGCACATGAAGTTAATGCCTATTATAGTCTTGTTAAAAATGAAATTGTTTTTCCTGCTGGTATTCTACAACCACCATTTTTTGATATTGATACTTTTGATGAAATAAATTATGGTGCTATTGGGACTATCATAGGACATGAAATATCACATGGTTTTGATGATCAAGGTAAAAAATTTAATGAAAATGGTAAATTAATAGATTGGTGGTGTCAACATGATAAAGATAAATATAATAAAGAAGCTGATAAAATGGTTAAACAATTTAATAATATACATGAAGAAGGACATAATATTAATGGTAAATTAACTCTCGGTGAAAATTTAGCTGATTTAGGTGGAGTTCAAATAGCTTTAGCTGCTCTTAAAAAAACTAAACCAAATGCAGATCTTCATGCCTTTTTTGTTTCATATGCCACTCTATGGAGACAAATCATTCGCAAAGAAGAAATTGTTAAACGTATAAAATCTGATCCTCACTCACTTGCTAAATATCGTGTTAACCAAATACTAAAAAATGTACTTGACTTTCATACTCTATATAAAATAAAACCATATCATGATATGTATTTAGAAAAACATCATATGGTCCAACTTTGGAGAAACTAATCTGAAAACATGTCCTCATCATCGTGAAATTTACACTGTTTAATTGTAATATCATTATTACACTTTAACATATTTATATGCTTATGGATATTCTTATCTGAATAACCATATTTAATCCGTAATAACTCCTTTAACTCTTTTACCTTAGGCTCCTTTATTTTTAAATGTTCTTTAGTTACTGCTAATACTGGTGCTTTACGAAAGTATTTACGTGCTAATGGATACCTCTCTAAAAACTCAGGAGATGGTTTATATTTACTATTCTTAATAATATCTTCAATAGAACCATACTCAATAATTAAATCATGAGCACGTTTCATACCAACACCTTCTATTGTTGGACAATAATCACATCCTAATAATATACACATATCAATAAATTGTAAATGTGTCATCTCTAATTCTTTTAATATTATATCTAAATCATATTCTACAACCTTTCCTGTTGAACTAATATTACGATATAATTTTTTGGTTCCAAATGTTAATATATCCATATCTTCTGAACCAACACCATCTGCTATCTTTTTATTCACTAAATATACACATTGAGGATCAGCTTCCTCTGGTGCTTCTACATATGGTATTCCCATTAATGTTAATAACTCCTTACACTCCTTGATCTGTTCCTTTGTAATATATACTGAACGCTTTTTTAACTTCAACTGTTCATCCTCATTAGTCTCATCCTGAAGTTTAATAATTGCTTTCTCTTTCAAACTCTTTCTCATATCTAATATATGTTGTTTAATACTTGGTGCTGCACCATCAAAAACATATATAGGTTTAATACCTCGTTTAACTAAATTAGAAGTCTTCATTAATATTGCATGGATATGTGTCGTAATATGACCATCTGGTGACTTGAAATCATCTATGTGATCTTTTACCGCTATTAAAAACTGATATAGAATATTAGATGTATCTAATGCCAATACCTTACCTGTCATATCTTCATTTTGAAGCGTTTTTATACCTCCTGGAGCATATGTCTTTATAACTTTACTTAAGTTATGAATACCCATATTGACAATTACAGAGATAATAAATCCTTATCTAATGTGTCTTTAAACAAATTACTGTTCTCTTCAATTTTTATTATTAATTCTTGATTAATACAATCATTACGCGATAGCTGATATAGAGATATTTTGTCATGATATTTCTCTATAATTTCCCAATTTAACCACTGATTGGCTGATACATATTTCCAATTTAATTTGTCACTATACTTGGTGATTTGTTCATTTGTTAACATTTGATGAGTAGAAATAGAATCCCAAACAATATCCTTATCTAGATTTTCAGGCAATACTTCTATTAATTTATCTAAATCTTCCTGTTTAAATTCCATATAAATTAATACAGAATACCATGCATTTTCTGTCATTTTATCTTTGTTATCTAAAATACATTGTAAGGTTATTTGTGTTATTAAACCAATATTGTCCCAAAATGGCTTATCCTTGAAATATTCAATAAAACTATCGTTAAATAAATATTGTGTTAAATAATTTAATGGTAATACTTTCCAATTAATCTTGTCAGAAAACTTTTCTATAATTTCTAATGTCAAATACTGTTCAACTGTAATAATATCCCAATCCCATTTATCATGGTATTTTTCTATTAATTCTGATGTAAGTGACTGATTAGTAGCTAGTGCCACCCAATCAACTGGATATATCTTATCAATGTAAAATTGTATCATTTCCACTGATAAACTTTGATATTGTACCATATTTATATAATCTTCTGGGTAAAAAATATAGTTATCTCGCATCCATAACAAAATACTATCATCAAATTTCTGATATTTTAAAACATATTTCATATTCATATCAGTATGATGTTGACGAATAAAGTCTAATGTAAGAGTCGTATTTTGACAAATGTATTCCCAATATTCTTCATCGTCAAAATGAACATCCATCATATTTTTAAAAAATATACTCAATTTTTCTGGATCTGATGTCAATGTATTTATTACATTCTGATAAAGTTTCTTATCATCCTTACTCATTTTAATGGTATTATATATATATGTATTATACCATTATAAGTCTTTATCCTAGTTTAATCACTAAATAAAGGCGCAATATCTATCTTTGGTTTATCACTCGTTTCTGCCTCTGTTTGATTATCTGTATTTATTTTACCCCAAACTTTCATCTCTTGATCACTATCTCTTAATCTCTTGAAAAAATGTCTTTCTTGAGTTGACATTGAAACTGAGCTTTCACTTTCTGAATATGGAATATATTCATTAGGTACAGGTATAACTACCTTATTTTTTTCAACATCATTTAAATAAGAAATAATTTTTATTAATGTTGAACTTGGTAGAGTATTAATATTTAAATAAACTCCATTATCATTAACAGTATAACGATTACTATCTTCATGAACAATTTGAAATATACGCTTGTAATGTTTTTTATTCTTTAATTGTTCAATACGATGTGCTAAATTTTTCTTCTCATGGTGTGTGAGCTCCTTGTTCATGTCTATATTAATATCACACAATTATTTATCAGATTTTTTCCTCAATTATATAATATACAGATATGGATATTATAAAAGATGTCAGTTATCCATCTATTCAAGATGACGAATTTCAACGTAAACTTTACGAAAAACGTGAATTTCATATTAATCGTATTCCTGAATCTAAAAATATAGAATCATATGATCAACTTAAACAATATCGTGATGATGCATGTGCTGGTAACTTTCAACTGCTATCTCAACAAAATTTACTCGCTAATTTTATTAATCCTGATACCCCCTTTCGTGGTCTACTTATATTTCATGGCCTAGGCTCCGGTAAAACATGCACTGCTTTGGCTATATGTGAAAAATTTAAAGAACAAGTTAAAAAATATAACACCAAAATATATATTCTAGTCCCCGGTCCTCTTAATAAAGAAGGTTGGAAAGATGAACTCGTTAAATGTACTCGTGATACCTATCGTAAAGAAGGTGACTCTAATATTATTGATAAAAATGAGAAAGAAAAAGCATTATGTAGAGCTAAAGCTTCTGCTCTTCAATACTATCGTATTATGAGTTACCGTGGCTTCTATAAAAAAGTTCTCGGACAAAAAATTATCGAAAAAAAAACTGATACCGAAGGTAAAAAAAAATCTTATAAAAAAACAGAAGAAGGTGAATATGAAAGAGAACTTTCTATTGATCGTATTGATAATCTTAATAATAGTATAATTGTAGTTGATGAAGCTCATAATATAACAGGTAATGAATATGGTTTAGCCTTACAAAAGGTAATTGAAAATTCTCAAAACTTGCGAGTTTTATTAATGTCAGCAACTCCTATGAAAAATTTGGGGGATGATATTGTAGAAATGATTAATTATCTCCGTCCAAAAAATGATCCTATGATGCGTGATAAAATCTTCTCCTCTGATAAAAATTATAATATGGCTCTAAAACCATCAGGTATTGATTACTTTAAAAAAATGGCTCAGGGATATGTGTCATTTTATCGTGGTAGTAATCTACTTACATTCGCTAAACAAGTTGATATGGGAGAAATACCCAAAGAATTATTATTTACCTCTATAGTTCGCTGTCCTATGGATAAATTTCAATTGACAACATATAATAGTGTTAAAGAAGATAAAGTAGCTGCATTAGAAGATGCCCTCGAAAGAAGAAGTGCAGCAGTTGCTAACTTTGCTATACCCGGTTTAGATACTAGTAAAAATGTAATTGGCTATTTTGGTAGAGAAGGATTATCTACCTTACGAAATCAACTAAATTCTAATAAATTACAAGTACAAACTAAAATTAGAGACATGTTTTTCTCCAAAGATATTAATCCTTCAGATGTTATTTATGAAACCAAAAATAAGAGTTTATCTGGTCTTATCTTTAAACAACCATATATAAACAATTTTTCTATCAAGTTCGCAAATTGTCTTGATAATATACTTCAATTAGTTAAAGGGAAAAAAGGTAGTCATACCGCTTTTATATACTCTAATCTTGTTAAATCTGGTATTGAATTGTTTGAACAAACACTTTTACAAAATGGATGTCTAGAATGGAATGATACTGCAAGCTACCAAATTAATGATGATACTAGAGATGCTATTACAGGTATACCATATGCAGAATATTTAAAATCAAATATCCAACGTCAATTTTATCCTATGACTTTCTTAACTATTACTGGACAATCTGAAGAATCTAAAGATGCTATCCCTGAAGAAAAGAAACGTATTCTTGATAATGTCTTCTCCCAAATTGATAACTATGATGGACGTAATATTAAATTCATTTTAGGCTCTAAAGTAATGAATGAAGGTATTAGTCTTAGAAATGTTAAAGAAGTACATATTTTAGATGTATATTTCAATCTTGGTAAAGTTCATCAAGTTATTGGTCGCGCTATTCGTCATTGTGTTCATTATGATATTATGACTGAAGATAATCCTTATCCTCAAGTAAATGTTTTCCGTTATACTGTTTCTCTTCCTAATTTTCAAAAACTATCCACCGAAGAAGAACTATACCAAAAAGCTGAACTTAAATATCTTCTTATTAAAAAAATAGAACGTGCTATGAAAGAAATTGCTATTGATTGTCCTCTTAACTATAACGGTAATATTACACGTGAAGAACTTGAAGAATTTAATGAATGTATCCCTCCTGAAAATAATAAAGAAAAAAATAAATTAATATGTCCTGCTACTTGTGATTATACTAAATGTGATTATCGATGCGGTGATAAATCATTAGAACTGAAATATTATGATCGTACTACAAATTTTTATAAGAAAATTCCTAAAGATAATCTTGATTATTCTACATTTACTACCAAATTAGCTCGTGCTGAAATTGATACTGCTAAAGATATTATTAAAGAATTATATCGTTTTCAATATGTATATACATTGGATGAAATAACTAAGAATATTTTAAAGAGTTATCCAGAGGATAAGAAGGATATGTTGGATTTATTTTTTGTATATCAAGCATTGGATGAATTAATACCAATTACTGAAAATGATTTTAATAATTTTAAAGATACTATTTATGATAAATATAGTATTGCCGGTTATATAATTTATCGCAATAAATATTACATCTTTCAACCCTTTAATGAAAATGAAGATACTCTTATGTACTACCGTAGTAATTATATTTCTGAATTAAATCATGAATTAAGTGTATATGAATATATGACTACTAATACCAAAATAAAAGAAATATTAGAAGCTACTGAATTAAAAAAACCGACAAAAGAACCGTATAAATATACTATGGAATACTATGATGAACGTACTGATAATTTTGTTGTTGGTGTATTAGATTCACATCATGGTGAAGATGTATTTAAATTACGCGAACAACGTCAAATTCATATGGAAGAAAGAAAGAAACATAGAATTGGTACTGCTTCTGTTAAAGGTGCAATATGTCAAACTGCCAAAGAAAAGGATGAACTAATTGATCTTGCGAAAAAAATAGGTGTAAAACAAATTACATCTAAAACAGCAAGTAGAATGGGATTATGTGATATTATTAAAAATAGATTAATGTATTTAGAAAAATATGGAGACGATAATAAAGTTTATATGATAATACCTAATAATCATCCTACATATCAATTTCCACTACGATTATCTGATAGAGTAGAATATATAAATAAACTAGTTAGTCGTATATTATTTACTAATGTTATCTTTGAAAAGAAGAAACAAGATAATGGTATATTTGAAGGTCTCCGCGATATATCCCTACCAAGATACTCTATCAAATTTAAACATGTTCCAGACTACCTTAAATACCAAGATGAACTACAAAAATTAGATTTTGAGCTAAAAGGTGATTACTGGCACTCTATTATTGAATAAAAAATTTGATAATGATATAATATTGAAACCTAGATAAATAGAAAAAGATTATATTAACAAATATAATGGCAAACATTCTGGTAAACCCATACGTTATCCGTGAAGTAGGTACAAAGATATCTATCCTCCCCACTCAACTAGACTTTAACCTTTATAAAAATCTAAAAAATAATCTTATTAATAAAGTTGAAGGTAAAAATATCAAATTAGGTAATGTTATTCGAGTACATAGAATTAGTGATTATAGTAATGGTTATATAGATACTAATAACTTTAGTGGTACTGCTATTTATGATATTAAATATATTGCAACCTTATGTATTCTTATTGATCAAAAACAAATTATTGTCAAAGTCAATATGCAAACTGAAGAAAATAAAGGTATTAATATTAAAGAATTAAAAGCTATCCGATGCGAAAATGGTTGTATTGATTGTATTATTATGACTAATCTTATTGATATGCAAAAATTTCAAATTAATGTTGATGGTACTATCTCCTATAAAGAAACTGGTAATCCTATTATGCATAATGATTATCTTAAAGTAACTATACAAAATAAGCAAATTAATGCTGGTGCTAATCGTATTATGATTTTGGGTTATTTGAATGATATCGCTACAGCTAAAGAAGTTGAAGCCTCATTTAACCCACCTTCTGATGAAACTATGCAGGTAAAATCAGGTATTGATATTAATGAGGAAGAAATTATTCAAGTTTTTGAATAATCTTGTATTTGTTTTAATTGTTTTATTTGTTTAAATTTTAAAAAAGATTTAAACAATCATTAGATAATATTATTAGTATTCGGTGAACCAAAAAAATGGATATTTTAGATGATGATAACATATTTAGACGTCGAAGTCTATACTGTCTTAACTGTGGACGTAAAGGACATATTGGAAAAAAATGTAAGGACCCCCCTACAAGTTATGGTATTATATGTTTTAATCTTGTAGAGGATTATACAATATATCAGAGGATATTAGAATCAAAGTATAATCGTTTCCCAAATGCAACAGTTAATAATATTAATATGTTTTGGTTTAACAATAAAAATAAGAATATAAGAGAAGATGTCGATAGTATAGTAGAAATATTAAAAACAAAAATAAGATTTTTACTTATTAGACGTAAAAATAGTCTTGGTTTTATAGAATTTATGCGTGGTAGATATGATACCAGTAATAATGATACTATTGTACATTTAATTGAACAAATGACTCATGAAGAAAGACAAATGTTGATTGATGAACCATTTGATAATGTATGGGTTACATTATGGAAAAATACTAGTCGAAATAAATTATATGAAAAAGAATATCAACTGTCTCTACAAAAGTTTCAAGAGGTTGATAAAAATATTATCACTAATACATTCCCAAAATATGATATTCCTGAATGGGGATTCCCTAAAGGTAGACGCAACTATTATGAAAAAGATGTTGAATGTGCACGTAGAGAATTTAATGAAGAAACTGGATTAGATGACAGAGATGTTACTATCTTAGATCGCATTTACCCCATATCTGAAATATTTACTGGTACTAATATGGTTAAATATAAACATGTATATTTTTTAGGTACAACATCATGTCTAAAAACTGTAAAAGCTGATACTAGTGAAATTCAAAAACAAGAAGTAGGTGATATTGGATGGTTTACATATAATGAAGCTATTAAACGAATCCGTCCATACCATACTGAACGAAAAAAGCTTATGGATGATTTTTTATATTTTTTAGCTTTTAATATTAGGTACTATCGAGAACATTTTGTCACCTAATAGTATAATACTATCGAGAACATTTTGTCACCTAATAGTATAATACTATCGAGAACATTTTGTCACCTAATAGTATAATGATTAATAAAGAAATATTTGAATTTATTAAAGGCGGAAATAATGAGAAAGTACTACAAATATTAAATAATAACACATTTGATGTAAATATTCGAGATGAACAAAATAATTATCTTATCCAATATGCTGTTTTATTTAATATGAATAATGTTGTTTCACATTTAATAAAATTAGGTAGTAAATTGGATGTTCTTGATACTGAAGGACATACAATTACATATAATGCCATTAAATACAATAATATAGATGTATTACAATTATTATTAACATATGATATTCATTCAATAGGTATTCAATTAACTGATTTTCAAGATGATAATGGTAATACACCCTTACATTATTCTATTATGTTTGATAATTTAGCTGCATTTAATTTATTATTACCTAAATCAAATGTAAATACACGGAATAATCAAGAAAATAATGCATTACATTTAACACTTCAATCAAATAACTATCAAAATAATGAAAAATTAACTCGGCAATTATATTATATAACTGCTCTTATAACTGCAAATATAAATACAACACATAAAAATAGTAATAATTTGACACCTTTTCATATTGCAGCTCAAAATAATAATAATGATGTTATGAATTTATTATTACAAAAAAATGTATCAGTTGATGTTTATGATGAAAAACATAAAACACCACTAATGTATTTAATAGAAAACCAGAATATAGATATAATAAAACAAATATTACCACAAACAGTCAATAATCAAGATGTATTCGGTAATAATGCTCTACATTACGCATTCAATATCCAAAATCCTGAAATTTCTTATATAATTATACCTCATATTACTAGACCAAATCAAGTAAATTTAGAACAAATGACTCCATTACATATGTTGTTATCAAAAGATATTAATATATCAAGTTATCCAATTAAAGAACTATTGGATAAATGTAATGTTAATATTCAAGATATAAATGGTAATACTATAATACACCTCCTCGCATTGAAAGATCAATGGGAACTATTTGATGAAATACTTGTTCGCAAAAAATTAGATATTAATATTAAAAATACTAATAATGAAACTCCATTAGATATTGTACCATCTAAGAAAGCATTTATATCATTAGTCACACTTAGCTACTTCAATCGTCTTCAAAATAAAAACAAAATATGGTTAGAAAAATGGGAAAATCAATGTAATGCTATTAAAGAAAAAGTACCAAAATCTAAAGATGAATGTTTAAAAATTATAGAACAAAACATCAAAAGACATTCATATCCTTTTTCAGCAAACAAATATTGTGTAAATATAGATGAAATAGAAAAAATTAAAATGACAACTTTTACTGGTACTACTATTGATATTGTAGCAGGATGTTTATTATTAGATACACCGACATCTTTAACCAAAGATTTTGTACATAATATTGAAATAGAAAAATATTATGAAGAACTTGGCTATGTGAGGAATATAGATACTGAGTTTACCAACTTTGAAATTATGTGGATTAGAAATCGTTTATTTTTTCCGACTAATATAACACAAATATTGACAACATTTCAAAAAAGTAATCATAGATTTTTAATGATTCCTTTAGGAATTGAACTATCACATGGTGGTCATGCTAATATATTAATTTATGATAAAACTAATAAAACAATAGAACGATTTGAACCTAATGGATCAGATCCACCTTATGAATTTTATTATCGACCTCTTGTATTAGATGCTGCATTAGAATCATATTTTAAAAAATATATTAATGCTGAATATATTCGACCTCAACAATTCTTACCTAAAATTGGATTTCAAAGTTTAGAATACTTTGATATTAATAAAAATATTGGTGATCCAGGAGGATTCTGTGTAGCATGGTGTATATGGTATGCTTTGCAACGAATTAAATACCCTGATCTTACACCCCAAAAATTAGTTAAAAAATTAATTTCCAATATCAAAATTAAAAATATTAAATTTAGAGATCTTATTAGAAGCTTCTCCGAAAAAATAACATCTATTCGTCAATTACTATTGCAAAATATAGATATCAATGACTGGATTAATAATACAGTAACTGAAACAGAAATAAAACTAGTTATCGAGAACGTACGAAAAAAATTAAAATGAATATCATAATAGCCAAAATTATAATACAATAAGGAATTATATTAGATGTATTATATTGTTGATTATAAAATTGTAATACACTTTTAATATCACGTGGTGATGTACCATTCCATATACGAATTTCATTATGTAGCGTATTAAACCAAATTAAAAATTCATCTTTATTACTAACATCAGTTAAAGGATGAGACTTGATATATTCATCAAAATGAATACGGCACTTGGCACACGGCAATACCGCTCCTAAATTGCTAAAAAAAGATTTATATATTTGGAGGTTATCATTATTTATACTTATAATGATAGAATCTAGGAAGAACCAAGCATGTGGACCCCAAATTTTTGGATTTAAATTAATTGTCATACTGTTAATTTATGTTAAGATTTTATTTGTGTAAGGATATCAGGTTCGTTTTCCATATTATATGTTATATGAAGAAATTCTCCATATGGTGATAATATATTATGTTTAGACTTTGTAAATGTATAATTAATACCATTAATATTTTGTGCTTTTGAACCACTTATATTAATTTTATTTAGAGGAAATCCTTTGGTAAAAGCATTTATTATATTTTCCTCTATATTGTCACTTCGTTTAATATCTATTAAAGATCCAAATTTTAATTTACGACATTTTAATGGTATATATGTCATATTTCTTACAAATGATCTTGTAAAGGATAAAATATTAGTTTCTGTTATATTAGTCTTCCCTTTCAAATATGCTATTAATGCAGTATCATCATAATTGAATTCTGGTACAATATCATCGATATCTGTATTTGTATGAAGACGTAGAAACTCATCTCGAGATATTGGTATCTTATTCCACATATTAATATCACCCTTTTTCTCCATATAATTACGTACCCATGTATTGTATTTATTAACTGAACTAGTATCTATTGTAGTTGAAATTGGTGTCTTCTTCAGTAATCTATAAAATCTTTTACTCAAATTCCATAACTGAATAATTTCACTTTGATTTGGTAAATGTAATTTAATTAATTTTTGGAAATTATTACTACGTAACATTATCAAAATACATAATACTTCATTAAGACACTTGTATGAATATGCAAAGTATAATGTGCGTATTAAAGAAAATGTCATCATTTCAGCCTCATTTTCATTCTGAAAGTTTCTTAACTCATCTAGTATAACTTGATAAGTTGTATCACGGATATTATTAGTAATTAATCCATAAGATTCTGCTACGTATTTAAATATATCCATTTTAGATGTATTACCTTTAATAATCATACCTAAACTATTTCTATCAATAGTATCTTCACAAGGATGTATAATATAAAAAGAACCTGATTTATCCAATATAGTATTTATATCATACTTGGAAAGTAATTTGTACATTGCAATTGTAAAATCATCATCACATATTGCATATTTTTTCTTAACTTGCTTACGAGAATTATCAGTATACATGTAATAAATGTATCCATCACTTGTACGACCTACACGACCTCGTCTCTGTAAACGACTTGTATCTGATATTGGTATCACCTCTAATTGTGTATATCTTTTAATAGGATCGTAATATACATGATTATAATATCCAGTATCAATAACATACATTAAACTATCTATTGTAATCGATGCTTCTGCAATATTTGTTGCTACTATAACTGCTTGAGTATAAGTTTGACGATTATCTCTTTTAACTTCATCTCCATTTATTACTTCTACTAATTTGCTTCTATCAAAATTAATTTTATCCCAGTTAGATGATATATTAGTTATAATTTTAATCCATTCTGGAGCTAGTTCTCTAAAAAATGGTAATGCTATAGTATGAGATGGTAATTTTTCATTTAATTCCTTTATAATTTCCATAATATCCTTTTTTCCTACTGAGAAGAATAAGATGTCTCCTTTCTTATTCTTGTTGGTTATTTCTATTGTTTTTGCAATACCTAAATTTTGTGCCTCGTCATAATCCTTAGGATTTTTTAATAAAAAATTATCATATAAATTATAACGTGATGGTTCAAATGGTGGTGCTAAATGTACACGCTTATCTACTACATCTATTGAAGATAGATTTTTATAATATCTACGATAAATTTGTTCATCGTCTTCCATTGTTGCACTTGTTATAACCAATCTTAATGTAGGATTTTTATACATATAATCTTTCATTAATGTCAAAATTAAATCCATATTACGATTATGTTCATGAGCTTCATCTATAATTATTATTTGTTCTTGTATTTTATCCTCTCCTAATAGTTTTTCAAATAAGAGACCATCAGTTACTTCACGAATATAAGTTGTATTATTATTAATTTTTGACCTATCAGTTTGAGATTGATATTGTATATAAGTATCAAATGAATTAACATCAATATCTATTGATTTAGAATATTGTTTAATAGGAACACCCATCTCCGTGGAAATAAATACAGCATTTTCTCTAGTAGGAATCGTACGAGGTTGTGTAGATGTAATTTTAGGTATACTAATAAGATCAAAACAACGTAAACCATAGTGTAATAATTTAGGTATTTGAGTTGATTTACCTTGACCAGTTGCACCAGTTATTAACATTAAACGATTATTTAAAAAACAATGATACATATTTACTTGAAATAACCAATCCATAGAATAGTACGCATACCAAGATGAACCATTTAACATATATTCAAAATATGATACCCTTTTACCATTTTTATCATATAATATTAATTCACTATATGGTTTACCTGTCAGATAATAATAAGCATTTTCATATTGATATATATTCTTTTTTAATGCTTTCTTAATTGTTACACTCCGAATATCAAAATCATCTCCTACATATTTGTAATCAGTTAAATACTTGTTAGGAATAAATTGTGAAAATAATCCATGACATATGTGCGATTCAAATACTACATTTAACAAATTTGAACGAACAAAATTATTAATTGCTACATTTAAAGCTGGTAAATTATTATTAAATTTTGTTCCATAAGTAGCTCTAATAACATTATTTAAACTTACATCTTCATTTTTAATGATATTAATGATATTAGCAATAACATTATCTTGTAATTTGTGAGCAATATCGTCTTGATCATTTCTCTTGCAAATAAACTTGGCAAAATTATAAAAGTTTTTATATGAAAAATAATATGTATTACCACTAATATTAATATTGTCCCAATTAGGCTTTGTATATAAAATTGATTTACCATACCATGTTAATTGAAATTCTTTAATAGTATCATGTAAATACTCAAATAAACGTGATAAAGGTACATCTTTACAAAAATTTAAATATATATCTTTGTTATCAATACTATCATCATCTTCATCAGCTTCTAATCTTATATTTCTTTCTGGGAAATTGATATTATATTTTCTTGAATAATGTAATAAAATTGACTTGAGAAAATGATATTTTTTATCTCCTTCTTCTGTTGATAAATTAGCCTCTTGTTGTAAACTTTGCCACTTATACATTATAGTTTGTTTAGAAGGTACATCATCTAAATTACGATATATTTGTAAATATTGAATAGGAAAGTATTCATCTAAAAGATTGTAATATAACATAGGACGAGTATTTGAAACAAAGACTACCTCATATAATAACCATTTAAGATGAATTACATCTTGATATAAGAATTTGTTAAGTGTATTGTATATATCATAGAAGTGTATACCATGAAAAGGTTCTTCAATAGATAGATTATCCAAAATATTTTGACTATATTTCCAAGCTGATGTTTCTTTATAATTATTAATAGTCATAGGAACAATATTAATCCAGTTAATAAATAGCTTATTAGAGACAATATCAATTGTTTTTTTTAAGAGTTGTACATTTGATGTAATATTATCCAATGAAAAAGAAGTATGATCAAAACTGTAATTAGAAATTGTTGGAAGAATAAAATCTTCAAGTGATTTTATCAAATGATTTTTATTTTCTGTGTAAGGAACTATACTTTTTAATAAAGCTACGATATCACGGTTGTTATTTTGTGTAAATTGATTTTTTAATTCAGAATTAAGGTGAAATCTAGAATTGATGTGTCTTGTAAGGTCATATATATGATTTCTTAAAAATTCAATATGTATAGGATTTAAATTTGGTATAAATGTAGTAATTGCCTTATTAATAATTGTATCTTGGAGGTCCATTAATATATATACTCATTATTTTTTCTGCTATTTAATTAATGACTTCGCGCACACTAACAATAGAATTTACACAACTAATTTTACTATTATGTTTAGTAGGATACACCGTATGGATTTGGTCTAAATCACTAAATAGTTGTTCTAATAATTTTTCTGAAAAATATTTAGCTCTTCATACCCAATATACAACATTATTAAAAGAACATAATAAGAATAAACAATTTATGTCTAGTCTTGGTAATACCAAGGTTAAACATATTAATGAAATTGATGTTGATGATTTTGATATCGATCTAGATTTAGATTTAGATAACTACTAAAGTACTTTATCTCCTAGCATAATGTTATGCTCTACATTTGCCTCATCCAATTGTTCATAAACTGGATTATCAACTAGATTTGGTTGCTCTGATACTGGCTCCATTGTAGGTTCAACTACTGATTCAGCAACTGGCTCAGCAACTGGTTCAACAACTGGCTCAACAACCGGTTCAACAACCGGTTCAACTACTGGCTCTACTACTGGTTCAACAACTGGTTCAACAACTGGTTCAACTACTGGTTCAACTACTGGTTCAACTACTGGTTCAACTACTGGCTCTACAACTGGTTCAACAACTGGTTCAACTACTGGTTCAACTACTGGTTCAACTACTGGTTCAACTACTGGTTCAACAACTGGCTCGACAACTGGCTCTACTACTGGCTCGACAACTGGCTCGACAATTGGCTCGACAATTGGCTCAATTACTGGCTCAGCAACTAGATTGATATCAGAGTTTAGAGTAGATTGTGTTGTGATAGTTGTAGCTTGTACAAAACGTAAAAGTTCAAGATTACGGAACATTGATAATATTGAATAGATAATTTATTTGCAAAAAAATACTTAAACAATATATAAGTTTAAAATATAAAAATGGACAGACGAGAAGAATTACGTCAAAAGTTACGTTCTAAAATAAATGAAAAGCGACAGAAGCAACCTTCAAAGCAGGAAATTCAAAGAATTAAAAAAGATATTACAAAAGAATATAATGAAGTAATGAAAGATGACCGCATTAAACCAGAAATGATATCTCTTTATACTGATGCTATGCGGGCTTTTCCTAAAGCTAATATGCCTAATCCAAAGGTTATTTTAGATGACGCAGAACATTATAAAAAAGAGTATGGTAAATATGTACTCAATATTATGACCCAAGCGAAGACAAATGGATGGGGTGTAGAAAAAATTAAAGATATGCTCAATAATACATATACACGCTATATGACAAATGTTTTAGATCTACCTTCATTACCATCATTTGTTAAATAGTACATATAGTTTCTTTACTAATTGAATCATAATTCAAACATGCTGCAAATATTAACCATATTAAATAAGGTACCATTAAACGTGTAATTATATTAGGAGCAAAACGTAGTATTTGTATAACTGAACCTATGAGAACTCCCATTATGAGGAATGCAGGACCTAGTTTTTTCTTTCCAAAATATAAATAGCACCAAAAAACATTATATATAAGATTTACAATAAAAAGATAAATTAGAGTCTTATTATTAGATTGAATAGCAATACCAAAAGCATATGCAATAAAAATATAAAGGATGGACCATACAATAGGGAAGACATAAGATGGTGGAGTAATATTAGATTTTATACATTGGTACCATTCAGAGTTAACACCTTGACGGGTATAATATGAACCAAGATAACTAGTCATTGCTACAGCTATAGTTGAAATAACAAATGGATTCATTTAAAAAATTGATATATTATAATCTTGATAATATATCATTTAATATTAATTTAAAATGGTTTACAAGTTAGCGTCAATAACAGAATTACTACAACTAATACATCCTAATTTAAAAATTAAAAATGATTCAGTAATGATGTTAAATAATATGATATCTGATCATATTTTACATGATCTAATAGTAAATAATAATATTCTAACTGTTGATATTATTAAAGCACATATACTTACTATTACAAATGATAAACTTTTACAAGATCATGCTTTTAATGAAATAAATAAAAGCTTGACTAATTTAGGTTTAAATTTAACTTTATTAAAACAAGATACTATCGATATAATAAATGAAAAATATGGAATCAGTGTAAATGAAGATAATGTGGTAACAGCTATTACAACTTTAATTGAATATATACTTGCTGAAATATTGGAATTGAGTGGAAATATAACAATATCTAATAGACGTGTATATGTTACAAAATATAATATCATACAATCAATTAAAGACGATGAAGCATTAAATGATTTATTTAAATAAAAATACTAGAGATAAATATTATAAATCAATTTAAAAGAAAAGTATAGAATACGTATAAGAAGAAATATAAAGGGAAATATGAGTAAAAAAAGGAATTATATAAATATGGAATTACCACCACCTGTTATAAAGGAAAAAAAATTAACACCAGAGGTGAAGACATTAGATGATATGATTGAATTAGGTAAATCATATAATATTAATACAGCGGATAACTATGTAATTGATGTATATAAATTGTATAAAATTACAAATTCCTTAGAAAAATTAAAAAAATTAATTGGTATGAAAAAGGTCAAAGATGCAGTTGTTGGACATGTATTATTTTTTTTATCAAACCTTCAAGATGCAAATCAAGATATGTTACATACTGTTATTGAGGGACCACCTGGAGTTGGTAAAACATTACTTGGACGAATTATTGGAGAGATATATTATAATTTAGGTATTATTCAAGCACCAATTGCCCAAGCACAACCACGTCGAGTAGATGATGATAATAGTGAACAACCTCGTAAACGTCGTCGAAGGAATGATATGATATTTATTGTAGCTAAACGATCTGATCTTATTGCAAAATATCTAGGTCAAACTGCTATTAAAACACAAGAAGTAATTAATAGTTCATTAGGTGGTGTTTTATTTATTGATGAAGCTTATAGTCTTGGTAATAGTGAAAAATCAGATAGTTTTTCTAAGGAATGTATTGATACTATTAATCAAAATCTATCTGAAAAGAAAAATCAATTATTATGTATTATTGCAGGATATAAAGATGCACTGGATAAAAGTTTTTTTTCATATAATGAAGGACTAACAAGACGATTTCCATTTAGATATATTATAGAAGAATATACACCAGATGAACTAATACAAATGTTTGAAAAAATGATAATAGAAATTGGTAATGGATGGGAATATAATGGATCTAAAACAGAACTAACTAAATTTATGACAAATAACTATGACTATTTTCCTAATTATGGTGGCGATATAGAAACTTTTATATTAAATGTTAAAATAGAACATGCTAAACGTGTGTATTGTTTAGATGAAAAGGAAAGAAAGAAAATTAATATGATTGATGTTACAAATGCATTTACTCAATATAAAACTAATAAGAAAATTAAGCCTAAGGAAGACAAAACATCAGCTGAAATGATGTACATTTAATTGTTAGTAAACTAACAACCAAACATAGGGTACATATAATATAAAATTATATGCAGGGTATATTTAATTGTTAGTAAACGCAAAGTATATTTAATATTAAATTAAACATAATAAATGATTATAATAATAATCATTTATAGTAACTAATTATATTTTTTTTATAGAGTTATACCACGAGATAGTAGTAATTTTTCTTCTAATTCTCTAATACGAATCATAGAGAATATTTTTTCATCTTTCATATGTATTTCCATATTTTTAATTTCAATATCTTTTTGTAA